CTATCTTACAAAACCTTTTTTTCGTGCATAATCTCCAATTATAAAAGCAACTGATACTATCAACAGGATAAATACGGATAATATATCCCAAACATCAATCACAGGTTCTCCAATTAATTTTGATAATGTAATATTTATCAAAAGTGTGAACGGAATTGCAAACAAAAATGTAATTCCTGTTGCCAACAGTTTTCGTTCCTTGAGTCGATAATACAGAATATAAATTATCCACAAAAAAACTAGTGTATAAATGGACATAATCGCACCAATGTTGAATACTTCATTGACTTTTATCAAAATACTTAATATGTACATAAATGGTAAAATGAGAATACTAATGGCAACCATCGCTACCAAAACACCTTTTTTCCCTAACAATATAACAGGAAAAGATGCTATCCATGTAATCAAAATAGAACTAAGTGTAATAAGTGACCATGTAAGAGTGCCCGAAATAGCAACATCACATATACAACATACTAGAATACCAATAACCATGGTAATTGTATATATTATTGATATTATAGTATTCTTGTTCATATTATTCTCATCTTTTCGTTTTAATTCAATGAGATTTTCGCTGACTTTTTCTTCGTAATTATTCATTTCTATCCTCTCCCCACTTAATAGTTCATTGACCGTAACATTTAAGATATTGCAAAGTTCCAACATGATAGATGAATCGGGCATACATTTTCCTGTCTCCCATTTGGAAACAGCTCTGTCAGTGATGTTTAACTTTTCTGCTAATTGTGCTTGTGTCAGACCTTTTTCTTTTCTGCAACTAGCAATAAACTTTCCTGTATCAATTTGATTCATTACAATATGCCTCCTTTCACGCTACACTTTACAATTTTTATCATTTTTTGTACACAAACTGTAAGTGGAATTATCAAACTCAACCATAGGTTGGGAGAGGTATTATATTTGATAAATGCCGTTTTCTTCAACAACACCATTTTACCACACGCGCACACACAATTCCATTAAAACCGTTTACTTCGCTTTAACCGATACTTCCCATTTATTCCTAATGAGAATGGAGATTTAATGCAATATTGCGAATGCACCAATGATTTTGTGAATGCAATCATTGATGACTATTTCAATTCCTTTGAAATACGCAAATACTACATTGATGAATATGAACAACCTTATTACGGTGTTCTCTCCTATCTGCATGATATCGGCTATACGGTTGAATATGAACTTCTTCAGGAAGCCCATTTACAGGATTCCTTCGATTCTGCAACCGGATCTGTTGATGTAAAAAAATTTGCCGAAGATGGCGTGGTCCACGTCTATTCAAATGAGACTGGAAAAGACGTTGCCCAGATACCATTAACCAAACTGTCTGAACTGGAAAAAGAAGTAAAAGATTTTGTAGAATATAAGCTATCTACATACAAGGTGACTAATCCTACCAAACGTTCTGATCTGGTTCCGAAGTCCATTTTTGCTTTTGATATTCCAGATGAAATTGCAAGAGTAAAACGCTACAAGGAATATGCAGAGTATTGCCTTAAACAATTAGAACAAATGCAGAAAGAAGGTTAAATATGAAGTTACCAAACTCTTACGGCAGCGTAATCAAGCTTGGTGGCAAACGACGAAAGCCCTACGCTGTTCGCATCTCGAAACTTGTGGAAGACGATACCGGGAAGGTCAAGCGAAAATACACCTACCTGGCTTATTTCTCCAAACCGGAAATGGCTTACACCTATCTTGCTGAATACAATAGCGGTGCGGTTGTTCCGGAGCATATGAAGTACTCAGACTCTCCCGCCTTTGCAGAAATGTACGAGAAATGGAAGAAATACCGAAAATCGCTTAAGAACCAGATTAGCGATTCCACATGGCGAAATTATGAGATTGCTTTTCATCATTTCAGCGAGCTGCATGACCGCAAATTTATTTCCATCAGGACAAATGATCTGCAGCAATGCTTAAATGCCTACAATCACAAATGGCAGACACACCTTTGCTTCACTCATGGACAATGCCGGAGCAAATGATGTATGTATCAAATTGATTATGGGACACAGTATGAAGAACGACACCACCAAAGGAACATACACCCATAAGACTTTAGAAGAACTTCTTACAGAAGTGAACAAGATATAAAACAATAAATCAAGACTGATTGCTGGATACACTTATGATATTTCTTTTATTTAACGTCACACTTATGTTCAGCCTAAATCATCTTGAAAAGCAAAGGATGAAATGCTTCCAAAAGCATTCAAAATCAGTAAAAACGAGTATATACCACCTGTATATCACTTGTGTATCACGTGTATATAACGACCTCAAAACAACGTAAATTATCTTCTATTTATGAATATTCTGACAATTCTTTTTGTCATTTCAGTACATAAAGAAAAGCCCCAGAAATTCAACATTTCCAGGACTTCTCAATATCTTATATTATCTTAGAAATTCTCGATTAGCAAACACCCTGAGCCAACATAGCGGTAGCACAGGTTTCCAGTGTTTATACGGTTTCTACCCTCTATTGTATATTATAGGCATATTACCATCGAAGATTATCTCGATTTTATCCGGTTTATCTCCGATTTACGATCTCTTTAAATATGCAGATGAACAGAAGCCGGTCAGGTTGCCGTATGCCACATAATACCAACGTGTTCCGTTGTAACTCGTATAGTAGCCATAGCACTGAACATCTGAACCTTTAGGCATGAGAGTGATTGCTGTTTTTCCGGTTCCTGCTCCAACTCTCAGATAGAGATTGCCGGTCGTTTTGTACTTTCCGGCGATAGCTGCGTCCTTACTCTTTGCACTTTCTACCTTTTTTGAAGATGATGTGCTTGCTGCCGGTTTTGCCGGAGTGGATGTGCTGCTAGGTGTGGATCCGTCAACAGACACAACAATAACAGTATGCCCCTTGGTTTTTGTCACAAGGATGTCTCCCGGTTTAAACTGGGTCGAAGCTGTAACAGCAACTTTTTTAGCAAACAGACCAGATTTTTCTAACACTGACGGCTCTGTTGCGGTACTAAAGCTTCCTACGTCAATGCCGGTTGCCTCGTAGATACATCCTCTTACAAGGTTGCTGCAATCTGTCTCTGTCTTTTCTGCGATTGCTTTCATGCTGCCGTACTTTTTCAGCATGGTAATAATTGAACGATGTGTCTGGCAGTAACCGACATTATCATTCATGCAGGCATCATACATTGCTTTAGCGGCTTTTTTTGCGTATTCGTCACTCAGGAAACGATACATATACCATCCTTTGGTATGAACATAATAATTCTGTGTGCTTACTTCTACTCCATCCTGGTCCCCCGGCTTGCCTCCGGCATACTTTCCATTCTCATCTCTTCTCGCACTTCCGATGATTACTTTCATAGTATTTTCCTCCTTTTTCACTGAAAACTGCTCATAATACTCTTCTGCATAAGATCCTCTGGTTGCCTTTGCCTTTTGCCCCTGGTCTTTCGGCTTTTCATATCCGGTCAGGATAATATCTGATGCTTCCTGTGCGGATTTTGCGGCTTTGAGTTTTGAAAGAACCCCTTTGTATGATCCGGTCAATTCCTCCCACAGAAATTCCAACTGCATCTCTTCATCTCCGATGGACTTCTTTTTCTTCTTGGCAAAATTGAAAAGATTCTGTTTTCTGCTCCAATAGGTCCACTGTGCGTACCCATATCCGTAGGAATCCCGGACAAAGTTCCCATAGCTGCCGTTATCTACCGCAGCGGTATATGTTTCATCTGTATATCCGCTCTTTTTCTCACAACTGTTCTGCAGATTGTGAGGATTGAATCCACTCTCAGCTCTTATGCTTGCCATGACACCACTTACGGCGTGATGGCTTAACCCTTTATCGCAAAAGAAGTTCCATGCCCTCTCCTGCGCTGTCGTACCTTTCAATGCCATGATCCGTGCCTCCTTAAAAAGAAAGAGCCGGGTGTGTTAATTCACATCCGGCTCATGGCTCTGAATAATATTCTCTTACTGGTTTCCAATCTGTTTGATCTGCTTAATCGCCTGAATAACTTTGTCATATCCGTTCGTGGCAACTAAAAAACTAAGATACGCAAGGGCAATGAGTTCAACGCCAATCTTTGCGTTAAGCATCGTTTCTGTGTAAATCAGATACCCGGCGGACAGTGCCACGGAGATAACGACTGCGGTAACTGCTGCCATCACGTTCGATGAATAGTCAACAGATTTCTTATCCAGAAGTTTCTTGATTCCCTCAACGGTAAGGTTTGTGAGTAATGATACTGCGAACAGTGCTACAATTAAAAATTCCATTGTCATAATATGACCTCCTATCCTACTGCCTCATCCTCAGAGGCTTTGTGTGTGGTTCCGTCTTTGCTTATGACGGTGCTGTTGATTGGTACTGAAAAACTGAGTTTGTTCTTTTCAAAGATGTTCATAATCGTATTTGTTCCAAGGTAAACCACCAATGGAGCTACGATTTCTTTGACGATTGTGCTTGATACATCCACCACCGGGTCCATGCCTATCCATGAGAGAACATAGGAACACGATGTAAGGATCATCCCATGAGCCAATACCGCAGTAGTGGCTACCTTTGCATAGGTGTTCAGGCTTACTTTCTTTTTCTTCTCTTTTCTCCGCCTACGCTCTCTTTTCTGCAGGATGTAAAATGTCACGCAAGCTGCAATGTAACCGAGAGCGAAACCTATCAGAATTTTAAGTATCATCTTCTACACCCTCTTTCTTCTTTTGTGGTTCAGTCGGCAGTCCTTTCAGATCTTCGATTAAATCTGTCGCAACATCATTTCCACCAAGTATGTGATAAGGCTCATACATCCTTGTGGCATTTTCTCGTGCATATATAGGACAATACCCCCTCTCAGACCACTTATTGTATGTCTGAACGATACCGTTTCTTAAAAGAGCTTCTACGCCCTTGCCAATGGCTTTGTTTTTTAAATGCTGATTGTACATCAGTTTTGCCATGACACCCATTCCGCTGATTATCAGTCCGAAAAGGAACTCTATCCAGTATTTCACAATAAACTCTATCATTCTCCACGCTCCCGTCTGTATGATCTCAAGTCATACTCAATCAAATCCATCTTCTGGTCCACATCGCTTTTCATATCATCGAGTTCCTTATGCAGCTCATCCGATATTCTGCACTGCTCAATGATTTCTTCCTGTTTTCGGATGATTTCAAGCATTTGTGCGGTTGCCTCACACAGCCTGTCTACAATGACATAACTTCCATCACGCATGACTTTCCTTTAACTCCTTTGCTTCGCAGGTGATCTTCTCCACCAGATTATAGGTATCGGCGTGTTTGATTGAACCAATTCTGCTCGTGAGAGACTTGTCGAAAAATTCTTCCGTGATTGTTCCGTCCTTAAAATTCTTCATAAGACGTTTCAATCTCCGCATAGCATCTTTTCTAATTTTCTTCGTGGAGTTCCAATGCCTATATCCCACAAAATCAACACCGTTCTTTGCGTATACGATTGTTGTCTTTGGATTTAACTGCAATTTCAGAACTTCCGCAAGGAATGTCTCTATCTGTTTCTCCCACCGTTTTAACTGTTCGAGATCATCTGATATAATCAGAAAATCGTCCATATATCTCATGTAATACTTCACATGAAGAGTATGTTTTACGAACATATCTAAGCGGTGTAGGTATACATTAGCAAATAACTGGCTTGTAAGATTTCCAACCGGTATGCCGACACCATCCGGGAATATCCCATTATGGTCTATTATCCGGTCAAGGATTACGAGTAAGTCCTTGTCTTTAATGTAGGTTCTGAGTTCTTTCTTCAAAACCTTATGGTCTATACTCTGGAAGTAGTGGTGTATGTCGGCTTTCAGCACATAAACTGATTTGCCTTGCACGACTTCCAGATTATACAGCCATCTTGTCAACTGCTTGCTGGCTCTGTGAGCACCTTTCCCCTTTCTGCAAGCGTAGGAATGGTATATGAACTGATGCTCAAATATCGGCTCTATATAATTGACAATCATGTGTTGGATAACCCTATCGTAAAACGGCAATGCCATAATTATCCGTTCCTTTGGTTCCCACACTTTGAAAACTTTGTACTTCCCAGGAGTGTATGTCAAACTCTTTAATTCCCGGCGGGCTTTGCTGAGATATTCTTCTCTGTTTGCTTCAAACTCCAAAACCTCCGGTCTGTACCTTTTGCACCGCCTCGCCTTTCTGTATGCAAGTAAGGCATTGCTCATGGTACAGATGTTTTTCATAAGACCTGTTATTCTCTTCATATAATCGCTTACGTCACACTTCCTTCGCTTACGCTACTATTTGACTCCGCTGTTTTAAATTTGCCCGATTCGCACGGGACGGGATAGCCGTCTGACTATTCAATAATGATTATCAAATAATCCTTGTTGGCAAGCCGTAGCTCCACCAATCTGAAAGTTTCTAAATAGTCACAGACGCACCAGACGCCAATGTTCGTGTTCACGTTCCACGGATAATTGTTGCAATTCACAGTCCGCGAACCATCGTGAACCCCGTTGTTCCAGTTGCCACCGCCAATGAGCGCGTGCAAACCTCGGAGCGACAGTGCGAATTAACAGCTACCCCAAATAGTTGCTTATTTTCGTTTCTCTGCTTGTGCTTTATTTATCAGACCTCCGATGCACGCTCCCATAATTCCTATCTGCTCTGCACAATATTCGTAAACTCTATTGTTCATCGCAGAATATCCAAGATCGTGCGCCAATCGGATTTTTCTTACCAATTTTCCTTTCAGCCTGTCGGCTGTATAAAGATGGCTGATTGTCTTTGACCTCTCGTATGCTTCTATCTCATCCATGATTCCGTCTATACATTCTCGTATATCCTTTTGGAGAGTGAATTTCTCATAATGTGGCATTTCTCTCACTTTCTTATGGAGATATACCGATAGGTCGTAGGCCATCTGGTGTGCTTCGGTATGAATGTAATCCATCTTGGTTGTGGTCTGATTTTCGTATTTGCTCTTGTATGCCATCTATTACACCCAACCTTTCAACCGCAAGGGACTCGGCTTTCGCCGGTCCCCATCAGCTTACAGCGAGTCACAGACGCACCAGACGCCAACGCTCGTGTTCACGTGCCACGGACAATTGCCGCAATCCACAGTCCGCGAACCACCGAGAACCCCGTCGCTCCAGTCGCCACCGCCAACGAGCGCGTGCAAACCTGTGTTGTTGGCCATGTAAAGCTGGCCAACTTTCTGTCCGCTCATAACGTCATACCAGTTCCATGCTGATCCGGTAGGGTCGTGAATGAACTCATCAAGCCACTTCCATACGTTTCCAACAAGGTCGCGAACATTCGTTGCGGAAACTGCGTTCTTTACATTTCCGCAGGCGGTTCTTGCCGTATTGGAAGTTGCGGACCATGCGTAGGTGTTGTTACCATCTTCGCCCTGTGGAGAACCGTATGCACCTTTGCAGAACTCAGCGTAGGTTGGAAGTCTCTTTCCTACTCTCATAGCTCTTTCATTGGCGATATACCAGTTTAATCCCTCTGTTCCAGTAATCGGCACAACACCCTTTTTGCTCTGCAAACCACTGGCACCATTGTCGGATGAAAGATAGATGTCTCCCCAGAACGGTCCGATATAAACCATTCCGGTAGGATCACAAGTAGGTCTATGGAGAAGAGTCCATACAGAGTTAGGAACAATCCCCTCTGTTACGTTTGTTTCCCATCCGCTTCCGAGTGCTGCCCCGGATGCGCTGATCGGAATACCGGAACTATTTGTTTTTCTGACTACACCGTAATGGAAGCCACCGATTTTTCTTGATGTAACTGCTGTATAACCGTTTGGATATGTCGTATTAAGGGAAATACGATACTGTTCGGATGCAAAGTTGGTTGCGTCTCCGCCGGTGGGATCACAGATATAAATGCAGTAATCTTTTCCGACTTCAAATTTTGAAGCCGTTCCGTCCAGATTGCTTGCTGTGAGTGTGGTCTTTTCTGTCTTGAAAACAGAATTTCCTACTGCAATCAGAACTCCGGCGATTACAGTAAGTGTTCCGCTCTCCATGCGGATGAATTTCTTATCTGATGCCACCACATCAGACATGAGGGCAAGTTTGGGAGTGGTTATCTTTGCAATATCATTCTCCATTGCCTCATCATAACCGTAGAATTTACTCATTAGCCAATTCCTCCTTGATCTGATTCAGTTCTTCGGCTGTCATGCCGAGACTGTCATAAATTGTGTAAGGTGCGGTAACTGCAATTTCCGTAGCTTCGGTAGAAACCATAGCGGAAGTGGAGATAATGGTTGTTTCCAACTGGGTATCTCCAGTGTGCTCATCCGGTTCTCCCTCTTCGTGGGTAACATTCGTGATGTTCACAGTCTTGTTGCCAACGATTGCCTTTGTTCCGGCCTTTGCCTCTGCACAATAGTTGATAGTTACTGTTTTCTTATCCTCTCCTACCGCAAGGATAGGGCAGTGAAGATAATTCATGTTTTCAAGATCTTCGATGGCTTCCAACAGGTCTTTTGCTGCAAATGCGCCATCATCCACCAAGGATTTACAATTTCTAATGTCCTCGGCGGTTGCAAGTCTCTTAGGGAAATCTCTCATTGTGTCTACCTCCGTTATTTATTTACATAGGCTCCTACAAAACCATCGACAAACGCCAATCCGTTGCCGTCTATGATTCTGAAAGTCTTATGTGTCATAAGATCCGCATTGCTGATAGAAAATGTTTTCGGGGCAACCATATAGTTGTCGTTCGCAATGCTTATTGTGTACTCTCCTGCCTCTATGAGATACAAAGGCTGAGTATAATCTGTAACAGTATATTTGTTACCGGATGTTACATTTTGAACAGTTATTGCAGCAGCAGTTCCAACGGTATCGTTGAAATGTATCTTCACTGCAAGGTTTCTAATGTGGGTTTCCACATCGTTGATTTCATTCTGCAATTTTCCGGCTGCATCCGCTGACAACTGATCTTTAATCATTGAAAACCATTGATTAAACAATATTTCCTGATTGTTCTCAAACGTTGTCATTTCAGATGTGTAGTCTTTCTTTAACTGCACAACATCCGCATTTGCCGTTGCCTGCAAATTGTCGAGAAAGATATTGAATGAGTCGAGATCCAGATTTGCTCTCTTGTCAAACTCAACTTTCTGGTTCTCAAAAAACTCTGTGAATACCTCATACAAATCTGTTCCGTTTTCCAATGCTGCCATGATTGCGTTGACGGCTGTATTGATGCGGTTGGCATCATACGCACCGAAAAACGATTCATCATACACCGTATACTGGGTCACATCTTTTACGGAATAACTGCCGTCCCCATTATCAATAGGTATGAACTTCCGCAGACCGGACCATACGGCATCCTTGTAGTCTGTCTTTAATCGTTCCCACGCCACTTAGAACGCCTCCCTCCTTATGCCAAAGTTAAAGGTAAGCATCTGCCGACCTCTGTATTGGTTTAATAACTGATTGAATAAATCCAAAATCAGGCTTTCAATGCGGTTGAGTTCGTTGAAATCAAAAATCTTTCCATTCGCTGTGTATAAGGGGTTCTCCCCTATGTCCGGCTTAAATGTGTTTTCAGCTATGAGCTTAATGTTTTCTTCCAACTGATTTATCTCATCCGCATAAAAATACTGGTCTTTGCTCCTATCGTCTCCCAGATCATTTATGGAAAACTCCTGGTACATTGCCACGGCTATCTCTCTGAGATATGCGAGGTTGTTCTTTATCCGGTTGAAATCTTCCGTGTTGAACCGGTCTCCGTGATAAATCCCATCATCGTCTGTGTAGCCGTACCAATTTGTTTTCGGAGTGGTCCAGGAACCGGAGATAGAAACAACCATTGTTTCCGTTGTACTATTCCCGGCAGAATCCGTTGCCGTCAATACAGCTACATGATCCTTTTCTGAACCGTCTATGTTTGCGGAGGCTTTATATACTGTTCCGATAGAGTGCTGAAAATTCAGTTCTTTATCGTCAAGCGTTCCTGTGACATTTGCTATATCAGCCATTCTTCATCGCCTCCTATCCTTTGGTGTAATTGCCAACGTATGCCAGTGGCAATTTATCAGGAATTTCCTTGTCTGATATATTGACATAGGAGCCAACATAATTGCCGACAAATGCAACGCCTTTCAGTTCCTCAATGGAAACTGAGATTGTGTATTTCCCTTTTGCCTGCACGGGGTTTGGACTTATCGTAACATCCCTTACCAATATGTTAGCTGCCATGCCGCACCGCCTAATCTGTTACCGAAACAGAAATTACATAGGTTGCTCCGACATCTGCCGGGTTCGGTGCCAATGAAACATCTGAGATAACCGGTGCTTTTGTATCGAGGGTTACTGTTCTTGTGACGGTCGTTGTTCTTCCGGCTCCGTCCTTTGCCACAATGGTAATGGTGTTTGAACCGTCTTTCAGGGTTATATCCTTTGAGAAAGTACCATCATCATATACGGTCACTGCACTGCCGTTGATTGTCAGTGTAACCGGGCTTGATGTTGCATCGTTGGTCGTTCCGGCAACCGTTACCGTGGTCTTATTAGTGATGAGCTTGTCTACCGGACTTGTAACTGATAACTCAGGCGGCACAGTATCGATCTTGAATGAAACACTCTTCTGGGTAGCTGCGTTTCCGTCATAGTCGGATGCTTTCACAACAACGGTGTGTGAACCGTCTGAAAGTGCTGTGGACGGTTTATAACTACACGAATAACCAGATGTTGTCTTTGTTTTTGTGATTCCAGATATTTCAGAACCATCAATAAGCAGTTTGATTGTATCTGGATTGACACCAGAATCATCATCTGTGACTGTGAATGAAATTGTCGGCTGATTACTCGTAAGTAACTGTGATGCTGTCGGAGAAGAGATTGTAATAACCGGTGCGGTTTTCTCTTTTACCGTAAGCCTCAGCTTGCTTCCGAGTGTGGCGTCCGACTGGTTTACGGTAGTCGTGTTGCCTGCCTCATCCTTGGCGATGATCTGTACTCCGTAATAATGTCCTGACTGATTGTATGAGGACTTTGCCGGAGCTGTAAGCGTAGCCTTGTAAGTCTTTGATTTGCTGTCGTATTTGAGTGTGGTAGTCACGCCATTTACGATAGCCTGTACGGATTTAATAGCCATTCATTTTCCTCTTCCTTTCTGTTCTTATTTTTCTGATACCCTACGGGCAATTACCTTTCCAGATAAGCTCTGTGAGAAATTAACAATGTGGCGGTAGATATTTACCTTTAATCCGGGGCGGTATGCGTTCTCTTGATAAACAATGTCGTTCGCATCAATCTCTGGATTTCCACGGGTATTGTATTCGTACTCAATACCGGCGTTGTAATAATCCCCAAGCCAGTCTGCCAAGTGGTTTGCTGTTTCCATATCGCTTACCAGAGGATTTTTCCATGTTATGGTCTTTCCTCTGCTATTGAGCGTTTTTACGGCATACTGCTCAACAATGTTGTATCTGTGTCCTATAATTTCAAACTGGTACTTGCCAGTAATCAGAAACTTAACTGTCACATAATAATCTCCGCTTTCTACAATGCTGACGTTTGATGCTGAGGAATTGAACGTAGCTCTGCATCCATAAGTCGGATCTCCGAGATAATACGTCTGAATATCTCCCTTTACTGCCTCCGTCTCTTCGCTGATAAGAGTTTCTTCCGCGGTTCCTTTCTGGTAGGAATAGCATGGCACTCTGACCGCCTTGACAAGCTCCTGCTTGATTGATTTCGGAGAAGAGGTCATATCCTGCCTTTCCATTGTGAAATCCGTTATATCGCCAAATGAGAAGTAATCAACGACTATGCGGTTGAATGGTTCTTTTGTCTTTGTAAACTCAATCTCCAACAAATCAAAATCATCAAAATCGTGCTGCACTATCAGCCTCTTTGTAATGTCCGAATTTACCTCATACTCATCCACCTTTTTGCCGTCATTGAAAGTTCTGAATATAATTCCGTCCGGCAGCGTAGAGCCGAACATTAACTGCAATCCATAGTACATACAGGCGGTTTCCTGAGTTATGTAGATAATCGGATTTTCTTCAAATAGGCAATCCTTATTGGACTGCTGTAATGAAATATATCCGGTATACTTATCTGCCTTACTCTGGTTCTCCGGGAGATAATACATTTCTGCATTTACAGTGGTGTAGTTGTGCGCAAATGAAGCGTACTCCTGTTTTGCAGTCTCACTCTTTATATTCCGAACATGGGAATACTCTGTCTCTCCGTTGCACGTTATGTCGTACTCTGGGGCGAATGAGGATTTAATCTGCGGTCTACCGTACCGGTTCTGTGAAAGAACACATCGGCAGGCATTTGCGATAATCTGCAAGGCCTCTTTGTGCTTAACCCTCGGTATGGGGTTTTTCGTGGTTGACTTTTTGAGGTACGGATCAATGTAGTATTCATCAATTCCTGCATCCTGAAAGACCAATTCTGCTGCATGGTAATATGTGATTCCTGCCGGAGCATAACAGCCTTTGTAATATTCTTCGTCCATGTTTCTGAACAGATCCTGACACCTTATCGTTGCCGAGTAATCATCACTTTCCCATGCACTACACTGTAACTTTGCCCCTCTTATCCATTCGATAGTGTCTGAGTTCGGCAACTGATAACCGTACCAGACATACATCTCCTGTCCTGTCTCCAAGAAGTTGATTGCTGAGTTTGGGTTGTCTACATTGAAATACTGATCGTAGTTCTGCAGCTTAACCATAAAATCTATCTGTGGAACATCCTCACAAATCGGGGATATGTAGCTGTCTAATTTAGAGTCCATAATATCGTCATTGTAATAAACAAGACCGTAGCCTAACTGAATTGAATAAATCCTCAGTCTGGAATATGGATTTTTCATCTTATAGAAGATGAATTTTATATATGTGGTATTCTCTAACACCTGTTCTGTGCTGAACTCTGACTGATCGTTGTCAACAATCTCTATTCTCTGTCCGCTACTCGTGAGTATGTCGAACCGGGTAGGATAAACCTCTCCAAAATTGATAGTCAGTCCTTTAATGTCCGTTGCTACAACATTCAGTTCGATAAGCAGCTCATATCCGCTTGCCGGAATCAGAGGCTTACTTATCAAACCGGTGTCGTAGTAATTCCCGGAAGTATTCTCTCTTGGTAGAAAATACATAGAGCCATCTACCTTTGTGAAATCCTGCTCCAATGTGGCATATACGGTTGTCTCTTTTCGCTGACCGAATAAACCGGTCTGCTTTGAATAGTAGGCAAAGTTGTTACCCATGACGGTTGCATTGGCCTGTGCTTCCTGATTTACCAGACCGAATGAAATCATCATATATGATCGCTCTCTTAGAGAGCTTTTCATGCTTGCCTTGTATTCATTTGATACTTTCTGCATACCATCACTCTCCGCAATCAATAAGGTTTACTTTGCAACTCTGATAGGTAATTGGATTTCCGTCTGAATCTATCCAGTACGGTTCCGCCGTTCTATCTCCGGGGTACATCTTAATCGTGATTTTCTTCATTGTTACCGGATCCGGGAACGTGACATATACGAAAAATGCACTCAGCACTGTAAGCATCCGGCTCCATTCTGCTGCTGTAAGCCACGGCCATTCGAGGGTGTCGAGTTTGTATTGATCCCGGCCAACCCTCTGCCCTACGACCGTGCCGTTGGCATTTCTTCCGGCATCCACCATGGTAGATACTGTTGGTTTTGCCCCACGCTTCGGAGGTGGGAAGTCATAACCATTAACTGATATATAAGCCATTCCCTATCCCTCCTTTACGCTCCTTGGAAACTGTAACCGTTCGCATTGCGCTGTGTGGTTACTGCATCCGTTACTGTCTTGCCGCCAATCTCAACAATCGTCTGTTCTTTCTTGTCGGCCTGTGTCTTTGTGTTTCTTGAAATATCATTCACAGCGGTTGTGATACCCAGATCATCCAAAGCCTCTTTTATGGCATCTTTCAGACCGCCGCCGGAATTAAGGGTAGCCTGTACAGTTCCCCGTGTGGAAACCTCTCTCGTAACTCTCTGAACAATGGCTTCATTCGTGAAATCACTACCGTAGTTGTTCTGGTAATCTTTCAATGCAGCATTGTCGATTTTCAGACGTGTGCCGAGGTTCACTTCCATGTTTGAGAACGAATCCGTCCAGGATGTTACAAATCCTTTTGTTTTCGCTCCCTCTTTTTCGATTCCCTCGTTATATCCCTCTACGGAATACACACCTAACTGCCGGAATACCCTTGACGGAGAGTTTATATCCAACTTGTCCTTGAACCATGAGATAATACTGCTGCCCCATGATTCAATGTTGTTCTTGCAGGTGGAATACAGATTTCCTATACCGTTCTTAAAACCATCTACCACATTTTTTGCAATGTCATACCACTTGTCATAAGAACAGGTATTTGTGAACCACGTTTTTACATTAGAAGCCCATGTTGTAATGTTGCTCTTGCAAGTCGTATAACTGTTTCCGATTTTCGTTTTGAAGCCGGAAATAATATTCTCTGCATAGGTGCTCCACTTAGAGCTATTGATGCCTCCAAAACCACTATCAGAGAACCATGTTTTGAGGTTTGACGCCCATGTTGTGATATTACTTTTCGTATCTGTGTATGACAGTCCGATTTTGTTTCTGAAACCAGTTATGATATTTCCTGCATAAGTGGTCCATGTGGCATTGTTGATATTTCCGAATGAAGATCCAGAAAACCAATCTTTCAGGCCACTCGCCCAAGTAGTAATGTTGTTCTTTGTGGTGGTATAGGTGTTTCCAACCTTTTCCCGGAAACCGGAAATGATATTGTTTGCGTAGGTCTGCCAAGTATTGCTATTGATGTTTCCAAAACCGCTGCTCGTATACCATTCCTTAACTTTGCTCGCCCAGGTTGTGATGTTATCTTTTGTGGTGGTGTATGTGTTACCCACCTTTGTTTTGAAACCAGTGATAATATCATTTGCGTAGGTGGTCCATGTACCGTTATTCACTCCGCCGAATGAAGAACTATTAAACCATTCCTTTGCCTTTGAGGCCCATGTGGTAATGTTGTCCTTGGTCTGTGTATAGGCATTTCCCACTTTTGTCTTGAAACCGGAGATAATGTCATTTGCATATCCGGTCCATGTTTCCACGTTGATCCCGCCAAATGATGAATTGTTGAACCACTCTTTAGCCTTAGTAGCCCAAGTCGTGATGCTGTCTTTCGTGGTGGTATAAGCATTGCCTATCTTGTCCTTAAAGCCGGTTATGATGTTCTGACCGTGGGTTTCCCAAGTCTCTTTGCAAATCTTTCCAAAACTCGTACCCGAGAACCAGTCATTGACCTTTCCGGCCCACTCCGTAACTTTTGCTTGGCAGTCTGAGAATTTCTTTCCGATGCCTCCATTGAAAGCAGTGACAAGATTGCTTCCAAGTGTGCTGAATACGGTTGAATCGGATGAACCACCTATGCCAAATATTCCTTTGACAACATCCGTCACATTTCCGAAACAACTCAACGCTGTCTGCAATGGTGCTGGCAAAAGGGATTTAGATATTCCACCAAGCAAACCACTGACTATTTTCTCTCCGACAGTATTTATTTCTCCATCATCAGATCCAATTCCGAACTTCTTTGATATTCCCTCAACAACGCTTGTTTTCAGTTCGTTCCAAATGGCGGTCCATGATACCCATTTAAACAAATTCTTGAACGTCCACTTGGCTGCAAATACCTTAAATACTGTTTTGAGAATTGTGTCCCAGTCAATCTCGGACATTGCCGTTCCTACGCCCTTTAGAAGTTCGTACCAATCTACCTCATCTATCAAAGTGTTAATCAGTGTGCATACACCAGTGATGAGGGAATTGATTGTACCTCCTGCATCTTTCCAGTTGATGGTTTTTACGGCTTTGTTAATTGCACTCGCAAAGTCACTACCGATTTTCTTGAAATCAATCTTTGCAAGGAATTTTCCAATACCACTGAAAAGTGTCTTGATGCTGTTTCCGAGTGTCGTTCCGACAAGTTCCCAGTCAATGTTTGTGATTGCCGTATTGAGGTTTGAACCAAGTCCAGAACAGAAACTATCGAAGCCGTCCTTAACTGTTTTCCAGTCGATGTTTTTCAGTGCCGTATTGACACCGCTTGCAAAGTTCTTTGCGATGTCCGTCCACGGAAATGTCTTTGAGAAATTCAGTACGGCGGTAAATACCCCATTCACGAAACCGGCAAATGTTTCTCCGATTCCGTCATAATCAATTCCGGCGATCGCATTGCCGAGAAGATTTCCGATTGCAGTTCCAAGTGAAGCCCAGTCCAACCCTTTGACAAATGTTTTTGCAAAAGTGATTGCTGAGTTTATCGTATTGGAAATTGCAGTGCCGATTTTCTTCCAAAGGTCCTCTGTCTGCAGGGCAGCGTTGATTGCATCAACAATGCCTTGTGCCAACCCCTTTGCAGTCTTATTTATCAGAGTCCAATCCAGAGTATCTAATGCGCCTATGATAAGGTTTGCAATGGCTGTTCCAAGACTGCTCCAGTGGAAGTTCTCAACGAATGAATCAACAAACTCAAACGCTGAGTTGATTGCCTGTGCTATGGTTACTCCGATTTCTGTAAATAATCCCGGGGTTTCAAGGAAACCATTCAGGAATGTGGCGATACTCTTGGCGATCTTTCTCAGTGTTGCCTTAATTCCATCCCACGGAATGTTTTCGAGAGCTTCTTTTAGCTTCTCTCCGAACATTCTTCCTATCTCTGTGAAATCAGCATCCGCCCATGCGTCCTTAACCATTTCCGCAAGGTCTTTGTACTTATCAGCTACCGCATCTGTCTCATATCCGCTTCCATCAGCTCCGCTGTTGCTGCCGCTGCCGCTTTTATCGTCACTCAGGATATTAAGCTCATCTATGCCGGTGGTAAGGTTCTTTGCCGCCTTTGCTGCGCTATTTAAGGAATCTGTATAATCTTTGTTCTGTCGTATTGCCTTGGTGTAGAACTTCTTGCCTGTAAGTGCTGAGAAGAACTGTGCCAACGCGTTTGTTGCTGCAACGAGCTTCTGAATCAGATAATCCAGAATTGGAGTAACCACATTCAGGATTGGTTCAAATGCAGTTGTCAGTGATGCTCCAAGCTGACGTAAATCGTTATAAAGAAGATTTACGTTTTTGTGAAACTCTGTTCCGGCTCTTTTTGAATAAATAACAAGGTTGTCGAATCCTGTTTTTACGAGTTCAAATAGGTGTGTAAACATTGAGCGCAGTAACATGAATGTTCCAAGTCGGAGGATGGAACCCAGTTTCTTTGCAAACGCTCCACTCTGTTTTTCAGAAAAACCAAGGCTCTCTCTGACACGCTTTTTGAGTTCCTTGAATTTGTTTATAATTGCAGCAATCCCAGAACGGATTTTATTCACTACCGTTTTCACGGCAGAAATTATTTTTTGCACCTCATTCTTTACGGCATTTGCTACCTGTCTTACGGCATTGATAATGGCAGTGAGTATTGTCAGTATGATACCGATAATAGGAATTGCCGACTGTACTGCTTCCAATCCAACTGCCATAGACTGGAATCCGGCATTTGCCGCCATGCCCCCGGTTTCAATGGCCGGAAGAATTGATGCAATTCCACTTAATATAGAAGAAAAAGTTCCAAGTCCGCATTTCTGTGCGGCATCCCCTATGGACTTAATGGACTTTGCCACATCCTCCATATTCTTAGGAGACTGTGAAACCGTTTCCTTGAACTGCTTAAACTGTTCCTGAGCCTGTCTGAGACCATTCACAGCTTCCTCATACTGACCGGTATCAAACCGTATCTTCCCACTCTCCATACCGCTAACAGTGGCTTTGTACTTATTGATCTGGTCTATGAGTTCCTGAATACGTCTATTAGCCGGATTTGTGTTTGCCTGATTGAGACTTTCGTTTAAGTTTGTCTGTCCGGCTGCTGCACTCTGCCCGGCGGTTCCGAGGTTACTTTCCTCCTGCGCCAACTGACTTGCCGCTGATGCAGCACCGTTCATTGCTGCCTGTGCCTCTTCTGATGCGGTCGCAACGCTTTCTGTGGCTGCTGCTGCTTGCTGACCGTTCTCCAAAGGCTGTACACGTCTCTGCGCGCCCTCAGAATCAATTCTGATGCTGACACGGTTATTTGATCCGAGGTTTCCAAGTGCTGTGCTGACTTCCTTTACGGTAGCCGCAACCTCTTTCAGTTTTGCCGTATCAACTCCTGACAGAGACTTAATGGATGATGCAATGTTTCTCATGCCACTTCCGGCATTTTTAAGATCATCTCCAACGCCGGAGAAACCACGCATTACATCAAGAATCTGTTTTAACTTTTCTGTATCTAATCCCTCAGTGATTTTCTTCATTGAGGTAAGAGCTTTTGTTACTTTATCAATACCACCGTCTGCCTTATCAGTGGTGGCTTCTATTTCCAATAAAATGCTATCTACTCTGTTATCAGGCATTTTGCCACCTCACTTCGTTGAAACCCTGTCCGTGGGTGGTATTGTTTTGTCCGAATATAAGAAAACATGGGGAACTGCGCCGGACTTGCGCCGTTTCGGTTCGTCAACCTATCCCCATGTAATCAGCTACTTTTCTCTTCGCTGTCTCAATCGCTTATTATGTTCTGCGGCAAAGGCAGCGAATCTGTCTGCATCCGTCATTTTTGCTCCCGGCGGTGCGCTCTCTGTGCTGTTCATGCTTCTCGGTTGGCTTGGGTATGCCGGAGAATTTTTGCTAAGGAATATCGCCATGGCATCTACGACATACGAACCAACGGACCACGCCAATGTATCTATTGCCGTAGCCTGCTCTTTTGCCTCCATCTCTCTCTTCTTTTGGAATGGTTCTAATTTCTTAGGGTTCAGTTTCCAGAAAGTATCATAGGAAACACCATAGAGAAGAGCGTTTGGAAGCCAAACTTTATTGATAATCTCAGTAAACGATTTGTATTTGCTGAGATCTATTTCCTCTACTCTGTTGCCGCCTTGGTTTTCTTTCCGCTGTTCTTCGGAGTTTCCTCGGCTTCCTCGCCAAAACCCGCGGTTTTCATTGCCTCCGTAAACGCTCCCATGACTTCATCCATAGATCCGCCATATTTGAGATGTTCGCTTAAAATCTTCCCGGCTGTAGTAAGATCCTTTGTGCCGGTCAGTACCGCAATAATTGCTCTGATTGTCTTAAAAATCTTCATGTTCTCTCTGGTATCATCATCCAGAAGTCCCATGACATCTACATCGTGATCTTCCAGATCACACATAAGGTTTGTAAAATCCAGTTCCGCTACTTTAATTTCCTTGGGACCATTCGCTGTCTGTAAAATCATATTATTAACCGTCCTTTCGTTAATCTGTCCTATTTATGTGGCAGAGGAATGATCCCCTGCCACTAAGCTACTTTTTAATTACGCAGTTACAAAATGAAGTGCTTCTGTTCCCTCATCTGTGATAGAGAATGACATCTCTCTCGCATTGTTTGAGGAACCACTGTTCGGATATACTGCCATGACACCGGACCACTCCCACTTACCGTCAATGCCCTCTTCTCCAAACCAGATCTGGTAGGTTTCAACCTTACCGGACTCCTGGATGGCAAGTAACTTCTGGTAATCTGCTTTTTCATACCATGACTTAAAGTTAAGGTCTCCAGTATCTTCAATACCGTTAATGGTTCTCTTCTTTTTGTCAGAAAGAGTGGTTACATCGAGTTTTTCCTTTTCTCCACCGAGATCCGGGTACTCTGTAATGTCAACCAGTTTTTCAAATGTATCACTGTCACTCTTTTTCTTCATCAGATAAGTTGTGTTAGTACATTTAGCCATCTTCGTTCTACCTCCTTGTGTTTTCCTTTGCCTAAGAGGTAAAGCCTTGAATTTATTAAAACCACCGGCAGACACCAGGCGAGTGCTTTTCGGGAGCGACCCTAGCCGATGGAGTTAATCATGTTTCCAGTTTTGAGAACCGGGTAAGGAATTGTGAAATGGAAGTATCGCTCACATTCTCCACAGGAGAGAAATAATCACAATGAAATCCAATCCCTACCATATATTCCCTTGCGGAATTTGCTAACTTCCGCACTTCTGAGGCGGATTTGTTTGAATAGAATTTGACTTCCAATCCAAGATTGATACCGTCCTCTGTATTTGAAAGTGTGGATAACGCTCCGTCTCCGCCTATCTGTTTGAAATACATATAGGGGAATGACGGTGGTGTAGCTTTATACACCTGTCCTCCTTTCAAACTGCTGTATTGTTTCTGCAAGTCTTTCAGGAGGTTCGTAAAATACAAATTCACATTGTCCTTAACCATCCTTGAATACCTCGCTTGCTATTTTTTGTGCTTCTTTCCTCAGATATTGCGCCGTCTCATACATGAACGGTCTTGACGGCATACCCTCTGTAAATCGCCATGTGCCATCATCAGCCGGATAATACCAACCCTCTCTGCCGTCTTTCGTGGTAAAGATTGTTGCTCCGGAATTGTACGCCCAGTTCATTATTGCCTTGTACTCTTCGCTTGGGTGGGAACTGTCCCTACCCTTTACGCCAGTACCGAACTCAATGTACTTGCAGTACCCTCCGGCACTTATTATTCCAACTCCCTCTGCCTCATCCAGATAACCGATAATGGAAGATCTTGCCGTACCGGTATCAACCGGAACTAACTCCTGTGCCTTTTCAACTCCGAGGTCTGTAAGCCTCTGTATAAGTTTCTCTGCGCATTTGTGTATACGTTCTTTCCGCTTTTCCAGTTTCTTAATAGCCTCATCTATGCTGTCCGGGTCAAAGGGATTGATCGTTATTTTGTCCTGCATGGATATTCCCCTTAATCTTCCGTATCGCCCATAGATTCTGTTGCAAATCATGTTTCGGGCAGACACATATATAATCCGGTTCTGTATCTGTGGAACCGTCCTCGTTGAGAATAGGAACCACATCTATGAAGAGTTTTGAGTATTCATCAATCGGCAATTTCTGTACGGTTGATATGGTCTTGTCGTAGACAATATCTTTACCAAATGGGGAGTCCTCGGCATTTCCTGAGTTCGGACTTACTCTCGCAAGCACACGAACCGGATTTGAATACTTCGGTATACTCTCCCCGGTAAGGTTGCCATCCTCGTCCACTTCATCCACCGTTCCGTCATAGGTCTGGTAATAAAAAGGAACTTGGTTCAATCTGAGGTCTTTAAGTCTCAGCTTCGGCATTGCCATCCCTCCTTAACAGACCGACATAGGTTTTGGGTGGAATCTTTGCCAAGGCCAACTCAATATCTTTCTTACCTGTCTGCCCCCAGTTCCGGGTAACTCCAAGCTCTGTGTGAGATACAAGTCCGCCCCTCGCATCATCAGAGTTTATGGCTTTCGCCAAATCATAGATTTCAAACTCATACCGGTTATAAAATCTCTCCAACTCTGCATCTGTCGGAATATCATCATCCGCCCAAAAGTGTTGATTTGCAGCCTGTTTCTGAGCTTTCACGAGGAGGACGGCAATCTGTTCGTCAGTAAGAGTTTCATCGTCTAAAATGACTTTCAACAATTTAGCGTCCATAATCCGTCCTCACTTTCTTACCCTTGCTGAGTTAAAAACTCTGCGATCAGCTTTGCTTTTACGGTTTCTTTCATGTCATACCCACGTTCCGTTGCGATAGCCTTAATCTGCGCTACTGTCAGAGCGTTAAGTTCTTCCTCTGTGTATTTCTTGTCAGTAGCCGTCTCTTCTGAAACCGCATCCGTTGATGTGGAAACAGAAGAATCAACTACCTCGGAACTACCGTCAAGGGTATGACCTGTTATTCCCCCCCCGCTGTACCTGTTGTACCGCTTGCCGTGATCTTGCTAGGAAGATCTGTGGAAATATTAGTGAACTTCGCACTCATCCACTCAGGACCGTGATCCAGACCGATCTGACCGAAGATCTGATAAGTTTCTCCTGCGCCTGTCTTAGCAAGCTGCTCTAAGAAGAAATTACCCTTACCAGGAACCATCTGATGAACAGGAGCCATGATGGACGGATCGAACAGAACGGCAGTGCCGGCAGGCATGGTATCGAACAATGCGACTGCCACCTCTCCAAGAGGGGTTACTACGGTCTGTAACTTGATACCGTTTACTTCTCTTCCGAGAGGAACGATAGTCAGGTTGTTCTGCTGAGCGTCAAGGTTGAGCTGCAACATAGTGGTTGCATCTACACCGAGAACGATGTTATCTGTCTTTGCTCCCTGATCGTGAATGGACTTTAATCCCTCTGCTACAAGCCAGTAGGTAAGAGGTTTCTTTGCGAGATCGAGTATGTTGGTTGTAATCGCAGTCAGAAGTCCTCTGGTCTGGTTTGCCTCTGCATCAGTAGTAGCTTTCGCATACTTACCATTGATGAAAGTGTACTCAATATCCTGTGCGATCTTCGCCATTCTACGAGATACCTGGAACGCAAGTTCATCCATAGGATTTGCCTGCTGACCGGCTACGTTGATACCCTGCAGTGTACCCATGTTGCTCTGCTTTCCATAAGAAATCGCTACGGACTTCTGGAAGATCTGAGTTACGTTGGTAAGCTGACTTCTGGTTACGATTTCCGGCTGTGGAGCGGTAAGGGATGCTGTCTCAGAAATCTTAGGCTGTTCGCCTGTTTCTGTGTTGTACTCCTGACCGCAAGTAAACTCTACATGATTGGTTACAAGAGGTCTTGCGCCAATCATAGTAGAGAACGGTGTTGCCTGCTGCCCTTTAGCGAATAACATTCCGCTAAAATTAGGAACAGCGAATGATGTTGCTGTGCCCTGTGCCATAATTCATTACCTCCTTAAAAGTTATGCCTGCTGATTGTTAGCGGCATTTTGACTTAATATTGCAAGAACGGCGGCCTGTGTATCGCCTGCGTCCATTGCCTGCTTGATCTGTGCTGAATAGTCAACCTGGCCTACGTTTCCAGACTGCGGTGTAGGCATCTGAGCTAAATACTGTGCGCGGATTTCAGACTCTTTCTGCTTATCCCTCTCTGCCATGAACTTAGAGATGTTTCCAGTAACGACATCCATATTTCCCTCATACTCTGCCGTTGCCGTTGCCTTTGCCATTTCGGTAGGCATACCCATTCCTAAGTAACGCTCCGATGATTCTGTTACCGACTTGAACTTTTCCAGTTCCTTGACATAGGCATCTCTCTGTGCCGCCTGTTCAGCCTTTGCTTCCGCTTCCTGTTCCTCGGCTGTCTGCTTAGCTCTGAGCTGTTTTCTCAGATTGCCCTCGGATGTGCATAACTTGTCATTGTCAGACTTTAACTTGGCATTATTGGCCTTTTCCTGCGCAAGCTGTGCCATAAGGCTTTCAACTGTAAGTTCATTGCTGTTGCTGTTATCCTCCGGCTTGGTTGTCTGAGACTGCTGCTGAGTACCGGGAACCTGAGTAGTAGGCTGCTTCTGCGGTTCTGTCTGAGACTGCTGCTGTGTCTGGTTCTGAGTTGCTGTACTGTTTACATCTGCCATAATTGACCTCCTGCGTTTGAACGGTTCTCTCCGTATAAATTTCTGCGTTTTTTTACTTGCGTCTCTGCAAGACAATAGTTGTATGCGTTTTGTAAGGATTTTCTCTAACCCGTTATGTGATAGGGATTTCTCCCTGAATAACCGAAAAATGAGCCGGACACGATTCATCATCACATCCGGCTCATAGGCTCTAACTGTATGAAGTTAGTTTTTCTTTGCTGCCTTTTTGGCAGTAGTTTTCTTGGTGGCAGTTTTCTTTGCAGTGGACTTCTTAGCTGCCGCTTTCTTATCAGAAGATTTCTTCGCAGTCTCCTTTTTGGAAGCTGCTACTTTCTTCTTATCGTCCATTTTCTTCTTGCCTGCTGCCGTCTTTTTGCTTGCTGTTGCCATTGGCTCTACCTCCTAATTTATAATTCTACGCACCGGCAGTTGATTATTTCATCTATCGGTGCGCCCATACTATCATCAAGTGGGAACATCATTTTGTACCCATTGATGGTAAAAGGCTCATTTATCGGAACTGTCTGCCCGTCAGCCTCCCAATGGCTTACCCGGACACGTTCATCTCTCATGCTTACCCATGTATGGGTGTCCTGCCTCTCGGCAAGGTTCTGATGATTGATCCAGTTATATATCCAGTTGGTTTCATTTAAGGCAATCTCGGTTGCTCTGACTTCCGAGAACATCCGCTTAACACTCTTTGGAACATCCTCTTCTTTCATAATGCCACCGGTCATGCGAGACATTTTATAGTCATCGTTTCCGTTGGCGTTTGCTACCGCTCTTTCGGTTGCCTCCTGGATGTACTTTGCAAATCTGTATGCCTTTTCTCTTACCTCAGTCTCGTACTGATATTCAGGAGCCATGGCAAAATAAAGATCCATAAGCTCATTTTCATAATCAGAACTCGACTTCTCGTAAAGGAATATCCCGGAGAGAAGATTCATAAACTGTGCTGCGAAGAAATCAACAAGGGCATTGATAAATTCCTTGGCGGTCTTTATCCGGCGGAGCTTATCATCTTTGAGGATATTCATTTCATCAAAGTATTGTACCGGATCATACATATATCACACCGCCTATTCTTCTACCATTGCCGTTTTGCTCGGCTGCTTTGATTCCTCTGTCTTATCCTTTTCCTCGTTGTTCTCTCCGCCGTTCCCCTCATCATCCTTATAGGCGTTAGGGTTCGGCTGCTGTGTTTTCTCTTCCTTGGATGCAAGTTTCTTCTGGATGCCATCAATAATGTTCTTACTGTCAACCCATGCCTGCTGAGGATCTGTAAACAGTCCAACAGTATTGAATGAAGTGAGACCGTCTACTCCGGCATTAAGTAATGCAACAAGGGAGTTTGTTTTAGACACCAGATCGTATGTCTTGGTTCTGCAGAAACGTATTTCAACGTCTGCCGTCTCTATATCTTTCAGACCGTCATACGGTCTCTGATCTGCCTTGATTATCTCTATTGCCAAATCAATAATCTGCATTTCCGGTTCCGTGAATAACTGCTCAACGGTCTTTGCAGAAATCTCCAAACACTGCCATCCATTGGATAACTGCATTGCTCCGGTGGTAGATCCGCCGCTCGCTTCCTGCCATGACGGAGTGGATGTAATCTGTTCCAACTGGGAATTGAGATGATCCACAAGTTTCTGCACCTCACTCTCATTCAATGTCTGATTGAGGTAGGTAATCTTTGCTTCCTTGCCGTCTCCGGTACTCTTTGTCATAATGACACCATCGCCGTCAACGAGATTTTTCTTACCCTCTTCATTCACTTGGCAGTTGTGCATCCAGAGTAAGGACTGAACGTGCTGCAATATATCATTGATACGGTCTGAATCCACAAGGTTCATGGCATCCATGAGAGGGATAACCTTTTCAAAGATACCCATACGGTCATTCAGTGCAAACTCTACGACCGGTATTCTTCTCAGTGGGTTCGGAGTGATATTCTCTTTCAAATGATAATCTGTTGTATTAAGCTCATGCTCAATGGTGTAACAGAATCTACTCGAATATGCCGTGAGAGTGATAGTTCCATCATTGTGTATGAAGTAGGTGCATCCAAGCACCGGCTCTCTGTACGCGTCATTGGAATACACCACGAATGTTGTCAGAGGACTCGGAACCAAAAGTTCAAACGGAGAATATCGGCTTGAATTTCGGTTCGGCAGCATCATCTGGTAGCCGACACCGCAGATAAACAGATTTCTTCCAAGAGCAATGTCCTTTGCCGCTTTGCTCTGCTCCTGCATCATTTTGTTGAGCATGGCGATTTTCAAATCGTCAATGTTCTCTCCGTTATCCTCATCCTTTTTCTTTAAGAAACCGAATAAGGCTTTCTTCTGTTTCTTTGTCGGTTCTATCTTTGCTCTCTGTACGAAAGTGATCGGGTTGGAAAAACAATATCCCAGATGCACGTCCACAATCTTTGAAGCATTGTTTTCTACGACTGTGGCATTGAGATCCGGTCTGATTTTCTTTTCACGGTTAAGAATTGGCTGATTGCCTTTCTCATACTCAAAAAGAAAAACTTCCTGTGCCACATTCTCCTGGTGTTCCATAAACGCCTTAGATACAACCGATATGATATTGTCTTTCGTAATTTCCCTCTCATCAGTCATTAACATTCGTCTACCGAGAGTTGGACGGTTGCTTGCGTACATGAAGTTTCCCCTTTCCGAATAAAACAAAAGAACCGATCAAGTCTACTTATGACTTAACCGGCTCAAAGGCTCTTTGCTTAATTCTATTTTTATTACTTCCTTACATCCACGGCAGTTTATAAAAATCGTGCCGGATGCTCCGGGTGCTTTCTTGAAAAGAAGTTTTTCACGGTTTGCCCGCGCCTTACATACAGGGCAGTATACGTTTTCCGTTTCCAATATAGCTGCTCCTTTCTGTAATTAAATAGTTGTGCGAATAGGATTTGAACCTATGATCTCCTGCGTATCAGACAGACGTGCTACCATGCTGCACCACCGCACATTACTGGGCGGTTCATCGCCGCCCACGCCCCTATATTATCATGGAGGAACCATTACCCTCTATCGAGAGGTAAGAGCCAAGAATGGGAGTCGAACCCACAACCTCTTGATTACAAGTCAAGTGCTCTACCAGTTGAGCTATCCGGGCTTAGCAATATGGAGTAGCATTGCACTACTCCACATAAGAAAAGGATAATCCACCAACGCCTTTACCAAGACACCCTCATTCTAACAGAAAAAGGATGATAAATGTATAGAATATCGGTGAGACCGATATTTCAACATAGTCATCCTTTGTCAAATGATATAATTGAAAGTTTATGGTGTAATTGAGTTCGTTTTTTATTGTTTTGGTTCGTAATCAATGCAGTAATCGTCATAGGATGTGACTGCTCCGTAGCTGTCGCTGTCCTCGTTGCTGCATATCCAATCCGTTGTCCCATTAAAATTATCATGCCAAGCACATGATCCGCAATTTCCGTTACATTCCATTCTGCATCTCCATCAATCTCTGTGCTTCTTCCGGGCTACATACCGTCACTCCGGTTTCTTCCTCACACTTCTTTACCATACCGGCTCCGTCCCCAGCATAGCTTTCCCAAATGTGCTGTGATTCTACGAACACATCATTGATACGCTTATATCCGAATCCATAGGTTCTGTGAAGTGCTATGGCAATCGCAGCATATATCTGTGGAACCATCTGATCTGCCGCAGTGGCAACATTCTGTGAGCGGTTTCTTCTGGCGATTTCATTCAGTGAATTTATCAACTTATTATTCTTTCCCATTGAATCTCTCCCTATCTGTGTAAGATTTGCCCTGTTGCAAGCCAAATAATGGGTATGAACAGCAACATAACAATATCATCCACAGTTCTGTGTTGTATCTGACCGTATAGCATCTTTTCAAGCATTTCCCATACTGTACAGTACAACAATGTTATGAGGAATGTGAGAAACAATCTCCTTATCTCCATATTCCCTACCTCTTTTTCATTCCGCGGACGGTATGTTTCTTTTTGTTTCCCATGAATCTTCCACTGCCCTTTGAACCGCCGAATATGAAAGCAGACATATTGCCGCCGGATGGTTTCTGCGTGGCCGGTTTAAAATCTGTCTGTGTGTTTTCCTCCATAGGACGTAATGATGGCGTTTCGGGTTTATACTGAGGTCTCCACACCATGACAATCTTGTTCTCTTTAGGATCGACAAATCCAATCCCATTTTCAAAGATAGTAAGATTAAGTCCATGCCGGATGCAGGCCTCTTCGATTTCTTTCTGTACCTCAACTGCTTTTTTCTGTGCTTCTGTCATACCATTTTCTCCTTTCATCGTACAGTTCTCCCAAGTCTATAAATATTTTCATCATTGATGATTGTAAATGCTGTGGAATCTTTGATTAAACAGCTATCCGGCGATACGGCTTCACACTCAAAATCTTTAAATGCCTGTTTCTGGTACGAATATATTCTGATATTCCCATCAATAGGTATTGAGATATTGGAGTTATAAAAGCATACATTGCCAAGTCCACATTGATATTTAATGCGATCCTCGCTATACGCCACTCCATGTTCATTGCACACAAAGGTAAAGAACTGTCCGGCTCCGTTTTCCAACACGATAAGCCATCCTCCGGTTATTTTATCTCTGTGTATTCCATAATTATTCACGGTATCAGTATATGGTATCTCAATGTTTTTCCCATCCAGATTAACAATGAGGTTTTCTGCAAATCTACTCACAACGCACGAATGTCCCTCAGATACCGCAAAGTAACTCTCATATCCACATTTTGTAATCGTCCGTATTCCGTTTCCTGATTTTGTGATCTGAATGGAGGTTAATGTATTGGCAGGACTTATGAAGTATACTGAATCTCCTGCCACATAAATCGGACTCTTGTATTTCTTATCAAACACATATTCTCTATCCGTGGTAAACCAGAACGCTCTACCATCCGCTTTTATTACAATATTCTCTGTTCCAACCTCTGCAAAATGATATTTAATTCCGCTTTCGTATGCGAATTTATTCCCATTCTTAACTTCCACTACTTCTCCTGCATTATTGATATAGCACTGCTCATTTAGAACAATTTTTACATCGTTTCCTTTGAGCATCGTGATAAGTGTAAGTCCTCCTGTTACCCCTTGTGATACCGGCTTAGTAAGAACATTTGCATTATTATCGCATAGCGGGCAGCGAGTATATTTGCCATAATAGAACTCCTGGTGTACATCGCAGAATTTAAGGTGCTTTGCCATGTGTTTTAATTCATCCCCAATCGACCGGCTCTTATTCTCAAAGATCTTTTTCAGAGAATCAATCAGATAGGGAGATAAATTTTTCCACGGTTTAATCGTTCTTGGTATTTTTACTTTTGGATTGTCTATTACGCATATTCCTCGTTTCATACGTTCTACAATATCCATATCTGGTGTCATGGTTCCACCATGCGGATGAATCCTTGTAAGGGTTTTCCAAATCAAAATTGCCTCTGCGTATGTGTCTGTTTCCTCCGAAAAATCATTCCCTTTCATCAATGGATCTTTGAATAAGTCCATACAGACTTCGCATTTTTCATCTTCCACGCTCCAACTATCACAATCTATAAAGTACACATTTCCAGTTTTGTCAAAGAGAATGTTCTGATCGTTCAGATCCCCAATACACACCCCGGCAGAATGTATATCTCTCACGGTATCCTGTATCTTTACGAGTATTTCCAAAATATCTTTCGTGGTTATCCCATTCGCTTTCAGATATTTTTTACTTGTGAGGACTCTTACTTCCTCTCCTACGGCCTTTGGCATGATGTAGCCAATAAACTTATTGCTGTTATCATACACTGCCGTAATAGGTTTAATAGCCTCCTTTGGCAACCGTTTATCAATAAGCATGGCAACTTTCTTTTCCTTGGCTGCAATATCAACGCAAGGTTTGTAAATTTTCAGAATGTCGTTGCCATACTCATAGATATATCCCTCTCCTCCCTCCGTTATGGGAGTAAGCTGTCTTATCTTTTCTTTTCCTATCCTCGTTAGTGCCATTTTCATAATGCCCTCCTACAATACGATTGTTGTATCATCCTGGAATACCCTCTGGTGTTTGTTTATAAACCTCTTTACTCTTACTTCCTTGCCACTCTGCAGGGCTTCCGTAAATTCTTTCTTAAATTGTTCATCTTTCATGGCGAATCGTATTCCATCAGATGCTACACCAATATTCCTATATTCATCTTTCGGAAAAGCCTTTGTGGAAAAATTGACACCATCTTTGTACTGTTTGAGCATATCTTTATCCACATAATTGTAGGCAAAGTATTTCGGGTATTCTCCGTCAGATAGTTCTTCAAACTCAATCGTTCCGTCCAGACGTTCTTTCACGATAAAACCATCTCCACAGTAATCTACCATGAAATGTGTCTCATTTTCAGTAACCATAAGGATCGTAAAACAAAGGAAATCTCTGATTGAGCCGGAAGTCTGCCCGAATAGACCAAGTATCTCTCCAAAAGCGGCTGCGGCAGTATATACACTACATTCATGTATAATTCTGCTGTCATTTTTCAAAAGATGGCAAAACGCTTTTGCTCCAACTTCCGAATGTTTCCCCTCCGAACAGCCATCGCAAACAACTTTCATCCCATCAAATTCAATTCCGTAGTCCTGGCAATTCGTACCGTAGTCGATATGTTGCTGACCGATTTTATTTATAACCATTGTATTTCCTCCCACAAAAAAGAACGGCAACCCATTTTAGGATCGCCGTTCTACTCTCATTTTTATACGTCAAAAAAATCATCCTGTTTCGATACGGCACTCTTGGAGTTTTCAATCACTGATTTTGATAAGCAGTTGAAAGCTCTTCTGAGTTCTGATGCAGAACTGCTTACATCGAGGATATTCTTGAATCCAAGGTCTTTCGCCTCCTGTGTTGCCTGTCCTCCGAAACTGATAAACGCAGTAACGATTTCTTCCACGTTCAGATACTCTACCGCTTTCTTTGCCTTTGCAAACCCTCCGGGCTGAGAAGAGTTATCCATCCCATCTCCGAAAATTGCAAACACGGCCTTTACTCTCATTCCCTCATTTTTGAGGAAGTCTCTGTACTCTTTCAACTTCTCAGTTCCATCAATGATCGTATCGTACATAGCTGTGCATCCATCGGTACTATACGAAGTGTCAAACTCTGTAATGCGCTTATAGCCTCCTACGATTGCACTATCAGAGAAGTCTGCTCTTGCAACCAGAATCTCGTCACATTCCTTGGAATTGATAAGCGCATCTTTGAAATCTGAAAGAGCTTTTACCATATCTCTTTCATACATTCCCATAGAACCTGACTTGTCGATTCCGACAAAAATCAAATTGATGTTCTCACTGTCAATTTCATCAATAGAGGTATTTGCGATCTCAACCTCATCTAATCCGTCAATTACCTGTTCTGTTTCATTCATCCCGGCTACCTCCTACAAAATATCATCTGTACTTTTCACGATGTTTACATGGTACGTTTTCTTAAAATCATCAAAGGTCTGCTCAGTAACATCCTCAAACCCAGGAATGGAGGACATACAATCTTCCAGAATATAGATTTTCTGAGTGATCTCAGGGCGATTAGCGTAATGTTCGAGAATCTGTTTAATGCTTTCCAATACGCAATGGCTCTTTGCCTCTCCTGCGATAATGATTTTGTCGTAATTTTCCAGTTTGTTCAGGAAGTCGATATTGATGTAGTTCTTTGTATCATACTCAGGTTTAATAATTCCGTACATTTCGCTGAGCGGATCCTGTCCTTTTACAAGACGCTGCGTAACAGCTTTCTTCGCAACCGAGTGGAAATAAATCATGTTAGCAAACTGATTTTCAAATGCAGCACCAGACGTACCCTGCAAGCAGTGATAAGACCATACGCATAAGGTTTTCTTTCCGTCTTTTTCCAGATGTTCTACATAGTCACGGCTCTGGCGAGGATAGATAACAGCTCTGTACTTTCCAGAATCAAGATCTGCCAGTGTGATTGGTGTGTAAGGAGCCGGGTTATTGCCATCTTCATCAATCCACCAGCACGGATGAAAAATCTGATGTGGTGTGTGAGTATCAATAGATACTGCGATGTTCGTAATTTTATCCATGTTGTTATAGATAAACTGTGTCATTCTCTCAACATCGCCGTGCGCTCCGGGAACTCCGAGTGATCCATTATCCATGAAGTCCTGCTGCACATCAATTCCGAGAAACAATACTCTCTCTTTGTTTTGTGCTGCCGGTGTAAGCTGCTCATCGTTTGCCTTTCTCAAAATCTCATTAAGAGAAATCGGATTTGTCTGTGAACCAATACTTGCGATGTTCACAATTTCATTGTAGGGTGTTTTCATTGGTGGTTATCTCCTTTTATATTTTATTTGACCGGAGCTATTTGCCCCGGTCAGTATTTACTCTATTCGACTGTGATACAATCATATCTCTCAGAATTGATCGTGTTCTCCATAGCCTCAACCGGATTATAGCCAAGGTTCTGCAGGATCTGCTTGAACACGGTAACTGACTGCCCGCTTGCAAGCTGCACTCCCTTACGGTTATGGTCTGCATGGAACACATCGTGTCTACTGTTCACATTCCAGAAGATAATGTTCGGGATTACATAGCCGGCCTTACGGAACTTATTTGCCATCTTGTCATAGAAAGACCATTCACGGTTTCCGCAATAGTCAATTTCCATGTCTGAGATAACAACGATTGCTTTCGGCATTTCCTCCTGCGGAGTATTGTGTTTTTCCGCAATTTCAAGAACCCTCTCAAAAGCAGCTTTAAGGTCTGTATTGTTATCCCAATTTGCTCTGCTTACGTTGCGGATCTTCTGTTCAAGGGTTTCTCCCCTCAGAACAACCGTCTCTGGTCTGTCAGAGAATGTCATAAACAGATTGTGGTATGCACCCACATTTCTCTCTGCAAAATAGATTGCAAGACCGATTGATGTTGCCATAGGTCTGCCTCTCATGGAACCGGACACATCCGCCATAACTAAAGCGTTTGTTCCTTTCTCCACATAATCCGGCAAGGCTTTCCACTGGGCTTCAAGTACCTTGTTGCTCTCTCTGCCGTAAAGGATCTTCTCAACAATATCGTAAGGGAATAGTGTTGAGGCATTGATCTTTACCTCTCCCTTTTCTGCTTTGCTGATAAACTCTCCAAATCTCTCAGCATCATGTTTCATAAATGTCTTGCGGTAAATCATCATTGCACGGCTCGGAACTTCCGGGTATTTGATTTCATCCCATCTTCCGGCTGACATAAGACTTTCAACGACACCGATCTGTTTTCTCATACTACGGACGATTCTCTTGAAATTGTAGACCGGATAGCCTAATTTCTGCGCCGTAAGGATTCCGAGTTTTCTTGTGGCAGAGCTGCTTGCATCTGCGGTCTTAATCCATTTTGCAAGTAAAGAAATTGCATTTCCGGCATTGAGGTTCTGTAAATCTTCCTCAAACTGTTTCTTCATTGCCGCCCACATATCGTCCTCCAATGGAGTACCGATAAGCTCATACAGATCATCATATCTTCCGAATACACCAACCAGATCAAGGTTTGGTCTGAGTGCTTCCGGGTGTTTCTCTGCCATGTAACGGATGATCGTTCTGAAAGTCTTTCTTTCTCCCAGACCTCCACGAATATCCCTTGCATAGAACGCAATCTTTGTGGCAAAAAGAGCATCCTGATTGTATGCCTCTGCGAACAGTGTTTCGATTCTGCCCTCATCAGCTTCTCTCAGGGATCCGATTGTGCCGAACAAATCCAGTCTTGCGTCTCCTGTGGTATTCAAAGCCACAGCACCGTTTTCGGTTCTGGTAAATGAACCGTCTTTTCTCATTGCATCTGCGAAGCTCATTGTTTCCTCTCTTTCCAGGACTCTCATTTGTGGAATTGAACCACTTCACATTGTTTTGCAGACATTGTTTTAACCATTGTGATTGCTGTAGGAGTCCCATAATAAAATTGTTTGTAAGATCATTCAGGACGCTATTGGTTTTTATGATTAACAGTCATATCCAATAATTTGCTGTGAGCGTCCCATATAAAGTTTTATGCCTATCTGGCTAACTTTTTAAGTTCATACCGTCTGTTATGTATCGCACCAACAGAACGACCTATTTTCTCGGACAGTTCAGAATCGGTAATCTCATGTTTGATTACCAGTGCATCTTCCTCCGCAGTCCACGGATGAGACGGATATAGAAATGACGTTTTGCTGTAATATCGCCTATGCTGTCTCTGACACGCCTTATGATACTTTTCCATATCCCTATAATCTTCTTTTCGGTTCATAGGCAACCTCATTTCTTTACATGACGCTGTTTCAAACGTGAAAATATTGTCAATGGAATTTTCTGTTTTGAAAGATTGCTGTAAGCGTCACTTAATTGCCCCGACAGGACTTGAACCCGTATACTCGATTGCTGTGCGGAACACAAGCGTTATCGCAGTCATGTTCCCTCCGGTTTACCATAACCGGCAATCGGGGCAGAGACGAGGGACGGAATCGAACCGCCGACACATGCCTTGGATTGGAATGAGATTGCTGCTGAGATCACTAACATGATCTGCGTATTCATATCATTGCTCTACCATCTGAGCTACCTCGCCATGTGGCACGTCTTATTGATTTGTAAGGACGTTTGTGCCATCGCCTTGATTGGAGAGAGTTGGATTTGAACCAACAATGAAGCAGGCCCCAAGCTGTAAGATTTGCTGTCAGCATCACAAACATGATGTATTGTACATAACTGCCGCGTCTACCGTTCCGCCATCTCTCCATATTCAGTTTTAATACGAAAATCCGTATCAGTTGCGTGGGAGGGAATCGAACCCCCATCTCTTCGTTACCATCGAAAAAAGAATTATTGCTGTCCGTGTCACATGGAGCATGACAACCGCTTATAATGTTCTCTCCATTGAACTACCACGCAAGATTGCGGAGACAGGATTTGAACCTGTGACCTCCGGGGCATGAACCCGACAAGCTACCACTGCTCCACTCCGCCATAATGGTTCTTCGCCCCACAAGAACCTCTGAGTTTTCTGCTATGTCGAATTTCTCGCATAATCACTCTTAACCGTCACACAGCCGACATCCTGAACGGTGGACTTGATTAAATAATTCCGTACACTCACTATGGTTTGCTGTGATACACCCTAACCACCGGGTATGCCAATAGGAACTATCTTTCGGGAAATCTCTCTAACCCCAACTGGTTTAGCGTCCGAAGTCAGGACGGCTTTGGAGTAATGGGATTTGCACCCACTATGGAACTATGCTACTGTTAGCCACACCTTTCGCTGTTGGTACTCGGTACAATAGTTATGATTTTCAGTAGTTTCTTGGGGCGGTAGGATTACGGCTGTTTCTGTGGCTTGTCCTCGCACCTACCTCTCGCCTACCCCATTCCTTTACTATGATTATCCGTCTACCTATTCCGGCAACTCCAAATTCTGAGACCTCCTCCACCGGTGGAATACGGTCTCATAGCGGTGCATATAGGAATCGAACCTATACGGCATTTCTGCCGGATGGCTTAGCAAGCCACTCCGCTACCATTACGGCAATGCACCATAACGACTCTATTGGGAATCGAACCCAAATTTTCCGATAGACAGTCGGGCGTAATAACCTTTATACCATAGAGTCAAAACCACAAAGTAAAATGCGACCTCACACCGCGGAATCGAACCGTTCCTTTCTCTATTGGTTTTTGGATAGAGAATGTGCAACCCATACACCTACGAATCGAACGTATCCTTTACTTTGCCACGCCGTGTTAGGGATTTGAACCCCAGAGACTTTTACATCCAGACGGTTTTCAAGACCGCACCCTCGACCAACCGGACACACGGCAGAGTAGTTTTCCCTTGGTAACGTACAAGTCGGAGATCCTCTTCCGCCGGTCGTAAACGCCCTTTCATAACCTTTTTATGGAGTGCTTTGAAAGAGTAAGTCAAGTGTCTCCAACTGGCAAGGTGGGGATCGAACCCACGACATTCTGATTAACAGTCAGACGCTCTACCACTGAGCTACAAGCCATTATTGGAGTAGCAGGACTCGAACCTGCGCTAACCAACATCCGTAGTGTTGTGCTCTATCCATCTGAGCTATACTCCAATGCAGTCCGGCGGTAGCTTGGATGGTTGCCACTACCGAACCGATGCAACGTGTAAGACAGTTGCCAACAAAGGTATTTCATTTTTTAATGTGGTTCTCGGACCTTACACCCCTCCACATGGTTCTCATAATCCACCGACTACATACTCAAAGAACCTTTGACGAGTCCAACTCTTTATCGCCTTACCTCGGATGTACGTTGTTATCGCAGTTCTCCGCCTCTACTACATTCCTCTGCGCCTGACTAAGCATGACGGCTCGATTGGTTACGGCTCACGCACATCTGTAATCAGGTCTTTCTCGGAAGTTTCCACCGCCGCTTAAATCGCTGTAACGCTCATGCACTCTAAGCAGTAAATTTTCCGCACCGGAGTTTTTCTTGAAAACTCTTGGTAATGTAAAAGCACTTGGTGATCACCGGAACCTCGCCACCGCCAATTTTCTTTCCTGTTAAAGCCGGACTAAGAAAATCAGTTAAGAAATCCGCTCGTCCTACGGTGGGGAGTTGAACCCCACTTTCCCCGGCATGGTGTCCGTGGCATTTCCAGTTATGCTATCGTAGGCACCGTTGCAACAGTGGTCTTTAGCGTGACTTACGCAAGCTCTCCTATTTTAAGTCCTGTCGGCTTTCCCTGACTGCTCAAATAAGCCTCGTCAATGAGCTTTGCAATCTCCCTATTTTCCGATTGCTTCCCACGGCTTTCGCCAAAACTAATTATCAGTGAATACTAAACCAACTGTAAACAGTCAGCGTAATTCAACCGAAGTGTTCGGTATGGGATTTGAACCCATGTTTCCACCGTGAAAGGGTAGTGTCTTGACCGCTTGACTAACCGAACCGGTGCGGTTGTTGCTTTTTGTCTGGAAGATAGGATCCATTCAACCGCCAAAATCATAACCAGGTTCTTGCTGTTCTCCGCAAAGAAAGTCTGTCCGCGTCCAAAACATTCAATGTGGATAGGTTGCAATCTACCTAAATGGGCGAAAGAGGAATTGAACCTCCAATGTTTACCACGAGGGAACGGATTTACAGTCCGCCGCAACACCACCAATCGTTGCCGTTCGCCCGGAATTTTCTTTGTATCGCCAAGAACATTAGGAAAGAAGCGGTAGGAACCTTAATCGCAAGAGCTACGCCCACAGGTGGAATCGAACCACCACACTACACCAAGTTCGCTCCGATCATTTAGCGATTCACTTCATCTTTCAGAGCCTTGCCTGCTTTGAACTTAGGTGCCTTGCAAGCCGGAATGGTAATCTCTTTTCCGTTCTGAGGATTCTTTCCGATTCTGGCAGCACGCTCAGTTACTTCAAACGTACCGAATCCAACCAACTGTACTTTTCCACCCTTGCCGAGTTCTCCGCCGACAACTTCCACAAATGCGTTGAGTGCCTTTTCAGCATCACTCTTGGAAAGTCCGGCTCTTTCAGCCATAGCCTGTACTAATTCAGCTTTATTCATTGCTCTGTACCTCCGTTGTTGATGAAAGATCTCCAATGTCTACGATTGTGTCTGTGCCATCAGACAGCGACACTTTCGGCAGTGCGCCGTCCCACTTCTCCAAATACATCTGCTGCAAAATCTTATCCGTCAGCGAATCATTCAACAGCTTATTGGCATCCGCCTCTCCCTGTGCTTTAATAACGGCAGCATCAGCTTCGCCCTGTGCCTGAGTGGTTTTTACCTTGGCATCTGCCTCAGCGGCTTCAATCTTTTTCTGATTTTCAATCTGCTGCTGTTCGTAAGCTAACTGTGCAGTCTGTTTTTCAGCGATTGCCTGATTGTAACTGTCCTCAAAATCAGTATTTGCAATTACTACCTTGTTGATGATTACAACATCCTCTCCGTACTTCTCGTTGAGGGCTTTCTGGATGTTCTGCATAGAAATGGGTTCTACAATCCCTCTGTTCGTTGCATCCGTTGAGGTCAAGGACTTACTGCTTGTCTTGATTGCGGAAGCCACAAGTGTCTGCGTCACAAGGTTTTCCTTGTAGTTGCTGACGTTGGCATAAATCCATGCAGACATTTCCGGGTTGATCTGGTATGTAACTGTGATGCCGTCATAATACAGTGCTGTTCTTTCTGATGTTTCAGACCAAATCTGTCCGTCAAATACAATGTCCTGCTGCTTGTTGTTGACTTTCTCAATCTTCTGGATGAATGGAATCTTCCAGTTTGCACCATTCTGTATTGTTGTCTCATCAATCTGTCCGAATGTGCTCTTAACTCCGGTATATCCGGTCGGTATAATCACAAGTGAATTTCCTACTCCGAATACAATCAGACCAACAAGTACAACAACAACAAAACCTTTTGGGAATTTTGCTTTCTCATTTCCCTTTTCCTCGATTTCATACTGTTTCATCGAATATCCGGCAATGATGCCACCGAAGAAAAGCACAATACCGATGATTGTCAAAATGATACTCATTTCATTCTCCTTTTCCATTTGTATTGCTACCTCTGGTAGCCGTCACGGTCATGCAGTGAACATCCCGTTTTTGTTTGCACCGCTGCACTCAGCCGCCTTACATCCTCCGGTGTACCTCGGCGTGGCTTCACTTCCTAGGAAAGTGCCGGATTGCCATGCGTGGACCATCAGGGACTCGAACCCCAGACCGTCCGGTTATGAGCCGGATGCTCTAACCAACTGAGCTAATGGTCCATACCTCACACTTTGGGAGATTCCATGTGAGGTTTCGGAGGTTCATCATAAGTGTGAACCCTCCGATGTTGGATTGCTGTCGGGGAACAACAATTCCTAAGTGGGAAGTGTTGGTGTCGAACCAACTCCTATGGATTTTCAGTCCATCGCTTCTACCGAGTTAGCTTACTTCCCATATTACGGCACTGTTGCTGTGCCGCAATGGTTAGGAGAAACTTTAATGCCAAATACCTTGTGTTCACTCCGCTTAACTTATGTCCGTGTCACTTGGTATGGTCGTAGTATAGCCTACTGAACATTGTTTGTCAAGTGGAATAAACAATTTTTTCAAAAAATTTTAATTTCTAGTGTTTATTCGACTTTACAACCATTCTCCTGTATGTCAGTAAGCAACTTACTTACAGGAATTTTCATAAAATTCGCTATGTCGTATATCTTGTCGATTGGAGGATAACATTTGCATAACTCCCAATCGCTCACGGTATTTTGTGAAACATGAACCCCATCCGCAAGTTCTTTCTGTGTAATCTCTAAATTCTGTCTCTCTCTTTTTAGGTTGGTGGCGAAACTGTATTGTCTCATGCTATCCCTTTCTCTATATTCCGAGTTCGCTTCTCTTCATTACCTGTCCCTCTCCGCCGAGAAGAGCATCTACAAACTGTGCGAACATTGCCAATGCGTCCGGTGCATCATCGTGTTTATTCTTTCCAAGCTGTGTGTAACTGCAAAGGAATGACATCATCACACCGTAATCACTCTTAGGTTCATATTCTGTAATATCCTTGAATATAACGTGTTCCTTAACCCATGAAGAATTGACAATGATCTTGGTCTCTTTGTTCTGGGTCGTGTATTTCTTCGTAATATGGCATCTGCCGCCTTTTTCTCTTACAAGGCGTTCTACCTCATTGGCGGTACGGCTACCCTCTTTGTTGCTCTCAAACTGTGCCTGCTGCACATGATGTTTCACAAGCATATCTGAGTTGAGTTCGTCCAGAGTTCCCGGATCGATATTCTTGAATACCAGATCTTCCAGATAATATCTGTCTCCATACTGATAGAAAACTCCGAGGAAGTTGTAGTCTGTACCGGTGTCCTTAGTATCGCAGATTGCCAATATGGAATCCGGTTCTCTGTCCGGCAGTCCTCCGAGGTATCTCTGTAATTCTGTCGGATGATACAGAATACCCTCTCTCTCGATAGGATCACTCTTATACAGGCAACGGTATGAAACATCATCCATAGACATCTCCATGTCATGGAAGTATTTCTCGTCAAATCCGACATCGTAATCATAGTCGAAGTTGCTTTTTCCGGTCTTAGGGTCAATATCCGGCACGGCAATGAACTCTGCCCTTGGATTGCCCTCATACATCCTTTCAAGCCGTCCTATGACATCGTGGACGCTCCAACGTGTGGCAATGTGGATTTCCTTTGCCTTTTTCTTTTTACGGGATTTAAGGTCTGTCGTATACTCTCCGTACAGCTTATCCAGACGGTCAATCGACAATGCCTCTTCAATACCGGAAACCAAATCGTCCACATACAGAAATCCCTCACATCGGGTAACACCGGTAAGTGATCCTCTGATTGGTCTGCAGGTCAGTGTCTTAAAAGGCTGCCATCTTCCAAGGTTGATTGTTTCCTCTTTTGCATTGTTTCCCTCAAATATCACATCCGGGAACACATCGCTCCAACAATACTCATTACTGGTAATAATATTGAGAACTGCGTCATAGAACATTCTCGTCATAAATCCAGAATGAGAGGACATAAGGTTTGGTGTGTTCGGATAATGCCCCATCACAAACGATATGAAGAACTCTCCCAGAGTGGTCTTGCCGGTTCCGGGTGGCATTGATATTGACAGAATATCCAGCTCATCATCAATGAGCCGTTGCATCTTCTGTACAAGCCAGTAAATCTTATTTCTTCTCGGCTGATAGTATCTGTCCTCCGGGTCTCTGTCTTTCTCCACATACAGCAAGTAAGAATCGAAGTCCTTATGTTTCTGTGCCAAGAATAACAAAGCCTGATTATAGAGGTTGTAATACTTTATATCTCCTGTGGAACAAAGCCTCAGTGCAAGGAATCGAACCTTATTCGCCAATTTCTTTGACAGTTCTTTATCTTCACTGAGGACTTCGTTCGCCATACCGAGCAATGACAGGAGATTGTCGTAATCACTCAGATCGCTTTTCAAAAGCCGTATGATTATATCTCTGTTCGACAGTTGAGCCATGAAAATTCATCCTTTCTCACGGCTCTACACGGCTCTGTATTTTTACATCGGTCTTATTACATCAACTCTTGCCCTGACAACAATTCCGCAGTTATTAGAATCTGGTTCTGTGTCGAATACGAGTATTCCGTCTTGTGCAAGTTTCATACCCATTTCTTGTGCCATTTCCCTATGTACAAAACCTGCTATATCCTCTCGACCCGCTTGGAATATATTAAGGTGTTTGCATACCTGATACGTCTCTATCGGTCTGAAAGTGTAGGTGTTTTGAAATTCAACGGACGGTTCCGGCATTGGCATTGGTTGATCTTGTAACTTCCTCTGTGGTCTTTTCCGCCAATGTGGTTTATTGTTTCTCTTTCTCTGTCTCATCATTGGTTTTACCATCTTTCTTCTGTTGCCTATCTCTCACGCTCTTACTGCAAACACTCAGGATAACCATATTCAGATGATCGTTCTGCTTTCTGAGCTGTGTGTTCTGTTCTAAGAGCAGTTCATTCATCTGCGTGATTTCCTTTTTTACATCGTTGTTGGACTTTGCATCTTTCCAACTCACAAAGATATAAATTCCCAGTACCACAAACCATATAAGTGCAAAAATCAAATCTTTCATCTCTATTCCTCCGGCATATAATATAATCCATTGTCATAAAACTTCACGTCCGGCTCTCTGTCCGCACTTTTCAGCAGAATCACATTTCCGTTTGCAAAGTTTTTCATTGCATCCGGCGGTAATTCTGCATTTTTTAACATCATATATGGGGAGAATAAGATTTGCAGCATTTCATTGTAAACCTGAGTTGTTCTTTCTTCCGTCTTATACTTCCCAATCACTGTGTTGTCCGCAAATATTCGTTCCTGACTTACGAATATTTCTTTTACGTTATTCAAATTGATTGTAGTGTCTCTATCCTGATTTACTATGAACATCACTCGTCCTCCAACCACTTGTTATCCAAATAGCAGAATCCATACACCGCAGCTCCTATAACGACAATCCATAACATCCAGAATCCGGCCAACATCGCCGTACTGCTGCTTACCATGTAATCCACAGCACTATCTAACGTATCAGTCTGAATGAACGGTGTTCCATCCTCTATTGTATTATCTTTGAGATTGGCATAGATAACTCCACTGTATTCTGTGTTGATAACATAGTACAAATACCTCACATTGGACGATTGCTTGATCGTATCATACAGGTAAGACCCCGGCATCTGGATTTTTCCATACGGAAACTCCACACCAAGGAATGATACTGTTTGACTATGGTTTTCCCAACTATCGTAGTAATCCCACGAATAATATACCTCCGTGGTGTAATAAGTCTGAGATTTTCCATTTACCGTCCGTGTATGTGCCACCTGTCTCGTGTGACGGTTATAGTGTTGTTCCTCAACCTTTATGTAGGCAGCTGGTACTCCACCTATGCCCGGATCTGTAACAGGATCTACTGCCACCAGATTTCCTTTCACAAACGCATTTCCTACATCAGTTCGCATACCGTACCGAAACAGCTCCGCATTTCCATCAATCTGCATAGCTTGATAGTATTCCTGATTCTGTTCGTCATTGTGTGAAGCTATCTTTTCGCTGATGAAAAATCCACCCGTGAGCATGACAAGGATAATGACGACGCTAAACATGAGTTCTCGCACCGTCAAATCCCAACCACTGCCGGAGTAGATTATCGTACTCCATTTTCTCATAGGCTTATTCTCCAAACAGATTGCTTACCGGCTGCCTGTCCTCTGTGCTGTATTCCAAATATGAATAATTGATAACCTCATATCCCATCATTCCTAAGATCTGCTTATGAGGAAACTTACGCACATATTTCTTGTATGCCCGGACTTCATTGTTGTAAGACTGTCTGTACTGTGCAATCAGGTTTTCAGTCGTAGACAATTCATTCATAAGCTCTTTGTAATTTTCATTCGATTTCAGTTCCGGGTACTGCTCCGCAACCGCAGCAATGGAAGTTGTGACATTCTCAATATCCACACCGCCATTATTCCTTGCGTCAACAACTGCCAGAAGTGTATCTGCCTCATGTTTATCGTATTCCTTTACACAGTCTGCCAGATTGTAAATGAGATCGGTTCTGCGTTTCTCCTGTGTCTGCACATCAGAATCCGCCGTAAGAACCTGTTCCTCTAACGAGATGGCTCTATTGTTCGTGGTTACGAAAATTCCTGCAATCAGTAATACAAATGCGGCTACAATGCCGACAATAATCCATGTTCCTTTATTTTTCATTGTTCTTGCCCTCCATCTTTAGCATAAATTTATTTTCTGCCAGAACCATTCCTCCTAGAGTTTCCGTAAAAATTGGTTCTGTTCCGTTGTAAATCTGAAAATCAATATCATTCCGGCAAACGGCATCGCCACCCTCTACCGGAATTGCCGCCAGGACTTCTCTCGTCCCGGTCTTATAAACTACCACCGTTGTCATAACGTACCTCACATGAAATAGTTGTAGTCCACACCGTATTTTGCCATGATGAGACTCTTTGCCATTTCTTCCAACTTCTGGTGTTCGGTTGCATCCAAATACACACCCTCATAGGTTCTACCCTGACATCCCATCCAATCATACTTGCAATGCAGGAGTTCATGCACCAGATCCTTTTCCATGCAATGTTTGAACAGTGTATTGTTCTCTTTGTAAGATTCATCGCTAAGCAACTGGATATTCGCTTGACTGGATTCAAAAATGAATGTGTTATATCCGGCAGCGTCAATTACCTCTTCTCCGTCAGGATTCATGATCTTATCTTTAACGTGTGCCAGTATCAGCCACCCATCAAGGAATAGTCTGTGCTGCCACTCTCTTAGGCACTCTTCTAACTGTTCCTGGTTTTTGAATATGTCTATCGGTTTTTCTTTCCCCTCTCTCTTTTCGAGAGTTCCGCAAGTGTTGTTTTCAAAAGCCGTACCGTCCGCAACGGAAAAGCACCATTTATCTCCATATCTGCGACCGCACACATAATCCCCTATCTTTACCGGTATTTTGCATCCGCACTGATTTCCTATGTTGGCAATAAGCACCAACCCGCCTTTTACGGTGCTATGGTCTATGAAAAAGTTCTCTCCACTGGCAGTCATATAATCATCAATTTTCTTGCCGCAAGTAAGCAGATCGAACATTTCACGCTGATTTTCCCCAGTCCACATCATGGTTTTTACTTCATCCGGGGACTGCGGTTTCAAGTTCAAATTATCCATCATTCGCTCTCCTTTACTTTCTTGGCAGATTTTACCTTGATTTTCTTTCTACCGAACTGCTGATATACCAGAGCAGACGCATGAACACTGTCCGTGCTGCATACGGTAACAGTTCTGCGGATTGGTTTTCTCTCAATGGTTTCAAACACTACTTTGTACCACCGTTGTTTCATTAGTTCTGCCCTCCTGTATTCTCCCGTATATTCTTTCGCACTTTTCGGCGTGTTCACATCTGATTGTGGTTAATGCCCTTTGGGTATGATCCGCCAATACAGTAATATCAACCTTATCAACGTCAGCCTCAAAATCAGGGCAGAAAGCACAATAATCTTTCACTCTGAGTTCCATTCCATTATCCATGACATCCCACCGCCTTTAACATACTGATTTTCTCTACCAGAACATCAACCGTTGCGTTGAGTTTGCTGTTCTTAATGCAAACTTCCTGATAGTCCTCATATAACTTTCCACCGTTCAGCATTTCAGTCTGTTCCTTGACTGTGGCATTCAACTCTGCATTGAAACTTTCAAGCTGTTCAATCTGTTTCCTCAGATCATCATTCTCTTTTTCTGCTTGCATATTTCTTTCTGCCAGAGATTTCTTGTTTGCTTTCAGTTTTTCGACCTCACTCGTAAGTTCTCCGAGTTTCTTTATCATTTCCTGCTCAGACATGGTTCCTTTTTCCTCCCTGTTTTACCCTCCCACGGAGAAAAAAGTCCTCGTATATCGCTTTGATAACTTCCGCATCGTAGAGTGCATTGTGTTTTTGACCTTTCGGCAAATCAATTCCTCTGTCTGTAAGGAGCTGTTCTCTCGAAATGTCAAAAGCTGCCTTTTCTGAAATATCCAGAATCATTGAAATGTCCTGGCAGAGATCGTGGCAAAACGGATTGATGTACTCCGGCAGCAACATAGCTCCGTCTGCAATCAGTTCGCATAATAAAACCATATCGTAATGGCACACATCAGAGACAAACTGAATATCATCTCCGAAGCCATCAAGCCAATTAAGCAATTCTGTTCTCACATCGTCCCTGTTGCCGATTACTCTTGTCGTAAGCTCATCCTCTTCCAGTTCTTTTTCCAGCTCCGTGTTGCCGCTCAGGAGCAGATGATCCAGCACATTCTTGGTAATCCAATCATCGCACTGCGTCTCATCGTAATCGGTCAGCTCCGCATAAAATCTTTCGCCCTCATCAGAAACCAGTCCGATGCTTATGAGTGTTGTGTTCTGATGCAGACCGGTAAACTCTGTGTCAAAAAATATCTTTCTCATTCAGTTCCCTCCGTTTCGTTTGGGATCTCCGGCACAGCTTCAAAATTCACTCTCAGATACCGTTCAAACAGTGAAGCGCAAACCATTGTGTAGCTGTATACTTCTTTGTCAAGAACCTCATCCTTGATAGAATCCGTAATCTGAGTCATCATAATTGCTGCCGGAGCTGTTGATTTCTCATTCTCAAATGCTTTCAGCATAATGTTACCGTCATATCCCTTGGCAAATTCCCTCAGTGTCATGGGTTATTCCTCCGATTTCTGCGCCTTTTTAGCTTTCTTGGCAGCTTTCTTTGCCTCTTTTTCAGCCTGCGCCATCTCAGGAATGAACTCACGGAAGATATTGTTGTAATTTCCGTTGTTGCCGGCCCATTTCTTCACGATAGCCATAGCCAGACCGGCTTCCTCGGAATAGGTATCAGCCTTTTTAGGCTTACGAATGGTTACTTCCTTGCCATCAACAACCTTTTTCTTGATTTCCACATTATCCATGCAGTTTACAACCGTCTTTGTTCCGTCAGACCAGAACACGATTGTTGCCGGATTCTGGAACAGGACTTTCTCGATACCGTATGCTCCAATAGGCTTGTCCTCAACCATTGCTTCTACACAAAGTTTATCCCAACGATACGGGCTACCACATACATGATTGATCTTTCCAGCGTAAGTCGTGCCGTCCTCGCACTCGATAGTTACTTTCTTAAATTTCTTGTCTGCTAAACTTCTATCCATATTGTCCTCCTTAATACCTAACTGGTTAAAAATGTCTCCAAACAATGTTTCTCCCGGAATAGTGCATGATGCTATTACCTGATCTCTTAATAATCCGATTGTGGCATTTTGACATTTCTGTGAAAAATCCTCTGCGATACTCGCAACCGGTATATCATCAAAATCCGGCCATGGTTCTCCGAGGCAGCGTGCTCTTTCGATGCTCACTCTCCGCCACTGTTCTGCCGATGTTGTTGCCGTTACCTGTCTTGCATTTTCCCACCATCGGTTTTCGGTAAATGCCGAGTGTTGCCTCACTCTGTCAAATGTTTGTAATGGTGGTATCAGCCGTTCTTTCGGTAATCCAAAGCGTTCAAAACCCTGCATGGCAAACGCTATCGGATCGGGTAACTGTGCCGCTTCTGGCGGTCTCCACGGTTTCTTTTCTTTCTCTTCCATTGGTGTCCTCCTTGTGATTTATTATCAAGGGTGGTATGCCCTTAATCTCATGTTGAAATTGTTCTCGATTTTCGCCACAACGCAGTCCTTTTTCAGTATGCACTTGGCGCATTTTTTGAGATTTCCGTACGGTTCTCTGCCAAAGCACGGTTGAAACAGTTTGTTTATGGCAGATTTCTTCATTTTCACTTCAAAAGGTATTTCAAATCCATCTTTCAGATGAGAAATATCCGGCATATCATACTCTTCATCCAGTGTAGGCTCAGATATTTCCTTAATTTCCGCAAGCGGTATGGGGTCTCCGAGCCGTTCATCCATGATAAAGAGCTGTGGTTTGGTCTCATTTTCCATCCATATTCCCCCCTACGCCTCTATCAGTGTGAATACACGTTTATACACATCCTTATCAGGCAAACACCGCAATTTATTCAGTGTTGTGTTTCCAAGATAAACATTATATGTGCAATCCCCTATGGTTAATGTTCCTATGCTGCCCGGATCTTTCATTTCCACCTGTACGCTATTGCTTTTATTCAGCATCGCCCGTATGGTCTTGCACACTTCCTCATTTTCTTTTTCTGATGCAAGGCAATCAAAACACGGATTTTTATTCTTTGATGATCTCATAATATTCGCCCTCGCACTCTTTCGGAGCCATAGTTCCCCATCCGTCAGCCTTTCTCAGCTCATAATGGGTTCCTCTGTCGATGGCAAAGAGTTCTTCGCCCTTATCAATATTCATTTCCATATTCTTCTCAATGTCATTTACGACAATATTCTGTAAGAAACGTGCTATCATGTCTCTTTCTCCTTTATCATTTCGGCAAACGCCGGATTCTCATGCAGCTTTTCAGTAGGCCATCCCATGTGATGATACAGTTTTTCCATAAATCCAAGACACTCCGCCTTATCATACGCCAGTAGGAAACACAGTAATTGTTCTCTGTTATACAGCACTGACGGTCCGGCTCCCATTTTGATGTAATCGTAATCTGGGTAACGTACCTGAAACTCATTCGTTGTTGCTGCCAGTATCTCAAATTTCACTGCTGATCCGTGTGGTTCCCTTATGCAATGTCTGAATGGTATCATTCTCTATCCCTCACTCTTTTCTCCCATCTCTCATGTTTTCGTGCCATCTGTTCCTCATCTACCGTAAGCGAAAGTTCTCCGGCGCACTGCACGACATCCGTATATTCCTCACGGATATTGGCAATGGCTTCTTTCTCAGTAACCGGTGTCGGATTCTCTTTGCGGATAATCCTTGCCATTTTGAGAGCCGCCTTTGCCAGTTCAGTACATTCCTCGGCAAGCTGTTCCAACATTGCAGCTTCGCCAATTTCTTCAATAATTTTCATTATCTCTCCCTCTTTGTGATAACTTTAAGTCTATCCAGTGGATATGTCTCCACTTTGCCATCTTCCAGAACGACAACCGCTTTTGTGCCAAGCAGGCTCGTGATTGTATCTATCCATGTTCCTTTTCTATTCTCACAGTGAGTACAATCTGGTATCTCATTGCACATATCAGCAATATCGTTACAGAATTTGCACTCTGCATAGCTTCTTGTGATTTCTACCGGTCTATCCATGCCCTACACCTCATACTAATAATTGCTCAATGCTTATTTCTCCGCATTTCTTACACCCGCATTTGCATACCTCGTACTTAAATCCGCTGTAACCAGGTAGCGTCCAGAGAACTTCCAATACTTCCCACTCATGCTTGCACGGAAGAAAATGCGATACCAAAATCTTGTCGAATAACCTTTTATACCACGGTTCCTTGTGCCAAGACCTCTTTTTATTTTCCGGGGAATTTTTGGAATTGCTGTTTTCATTGCTCATCCGGTTTTACCTCTTATGAGGCGTAAGCCTCCGCCGATTTTTAATTTTTGCCTGTTATTGTTTCTACGAGCAGACGTGACGGCATCCTCATTATGAGGTCATTACACATTTGATTCAGACGATGGTTTTCATCCGCAAGCGTATTTACCATGAGGTACAATCCCTCTTCTCTGGTAAGTTCTCCGCGCTCTATCATCTGCCATACTCGGAATACCGTTGCATTGTTTCTGATATGCGTTTCAGAGATCCCTACGGTGTATGCCTCTGTCATGCAGTCCGGTTGAACTTCCGCAGTGTGTCCTCTTTCCATTTGTCCCATGCGGTCTGCTTCTTCTCTCTGCATACTTCCGCCTCTCTCTGCTTATTCTGTGTTGCTGTTTCTTTGTTCTGTTCCATATTTCTCTCTTTCTATGCCGGTAGGCATCCGCCATTTTTGGATTTTGTGGTTTTGTAAAGTTCTCACTTTCCTTTTGTTATTCGGATGCCGTGTTTATACTTACATTGTAAATTGGGTGGTTTACGCTTTTGGGGTCTTTTGCCATTTTACGATTGGGGTGGTTTGTGGCTTTTTAATTTTTCGGGAACTCAGAGGGGTGAGTTGCCCCTGATCCGCTCCGCCCTACACCCCCGCCACAGGGTATAAGCTGCCGGACCTGTCCCCGGATCGTCACACCAGAACCGCCGGAAACGTGCCGGAGTTCGTAAAAGTAAAAGAAAACGAACCGCAAAACGCCCATTTTTAAAGGTTTTCGAGATCGTCCGGGAGTTCTGCCGGGTCTGTGCCTCCTGTTTCTACTGGTAATCGCTGCACAATGTCCGCCGCGGTTGGTAACTCCTGCGCCTGTTTGCCTACGTTTAAATCTATCTTTTGTGCGGCCTGCGTGTAACCGTGGTTATTATTAAAATCAGTTGCGAACACGATCGGCGGGATCTCTCCATTAAAAGCGAGCTGTTTCTTATATGCTGCGATGGTATTCTTAAATATTTTTATTGTGTCAGAATACGCGCCAGGGCGGGCAGTTTCCCAATTATTCAAAGTTTCCCTAGAAATCCCGGCAAAAGCACAAAAGCCCTCTATATCAGGCACTAAACGCACGCCGTCAAGTGCTCTATCCTTAATATAATTTATATATCGCTCTGCGACTTCCCGGAACTCTTCCACCGTTTCCAACTTCCGAGGCCGTCCACCTTTTCCCCTCTCCGCATCCGCTACAGATCTTTTAAAGCCGTCTAGCATCATATCGCATAGGGCTACAGCTTGCGCCGTCTCTATTTCTTCATAGTCTCGCCCCGGTTTAAATCGTTTATAGCTTTGTTTTCTGACTCCGTTTTCGTCCCTTGTTGCCGTTTCTTTCTTCTCTCCTGCCATCTCTCCGCCTCCTGTCTTTCTGTGCCCTCCGTGGTGGTCCTATACTGTCACACAGGCAAAATAAAAAGAGCACCGGGAAAAGCTGCTTTCTGCTTCTCTCTGTGCCCTACGTTCTACTTTTTCGGCTAACTCTATTTATTATATATGTGGATCCGCTCCGCCCTCCGGCGGTTCTATTATTTCTATTTCTATACCGCAACCAATGGCGGCGGCGTATTTCTCCATATCGTCAAGCGTGAATCTATCCGCGTTTAGTCTCTGGTTTACATTCTGCCGGGACACTCCCAAGCGATCCGCCAGATCTTGCACCGATACCCCGCGCCGCTTCATTATAACGCGCATTTTCTCGCCAAAACTCAACCGCACCGGCTCCACCCTCCTTTCTCTCTGTACCCCTCTAATATATAGGAATCTGCGCCGCCTGTCAAGTCTGCCGTTTACATGGTAAAGACTGCGCCGGGGTTTTTCTGCACTTTGTAAAGTGTACAATTTACACAATAAACCGCCGTTGTTTTGTTTAGTCTGCTATACACTTTTCACAAACTCAAAAAAATGTAAAGTTTTCGCTTGACTTTGTAAAGCGTTCGGTTTACAATACAGACATAAAGAACGAACCGCAACGGACAACAACGAACCGCCGGACGTTCAGCAAAACAAACAAGCAAGGCAGGCGGGGCGCACGGTGTACCCCAAAAGATCAACAGCTTTCAGACCGGACCAAGGGCAGCAGCCCGGACCAAGGCAACAGAAAGCCGGCACTTATTAAGATGAGACCGAACACACGCCCACCGCCTCCGGCTTGTATCTCCTGTGAGGGCTGCCCCTGTGGTAATGAGTGCATATATCAGGCAAAAGGAAAATTGTAAACCTGTGCTAGGGTGTACCAATTCACACCGCACATATAAAAAAGATAATTAAGTTATTGGAAGTATGAAAGCACTTTGAAACTTTCAGAACCGCACGAGATCGGGAAAGCGGTATAAAACCGGCCCGGCATCGAGTGAAAGCAGTTAACACTCTAACAATGATTAACGCCCCCGACGCTCCCAGGGGAAAACGGGAACCGCTCCGGAACTATTGAGCCGGGGCGATGGCTGGAACGAGTTGCCTATATACACGCAGCATAAAAGGGAATAGGACAGGCGAACCCCTGCAAGCCGCCGTCTGCAAGTCTGACGCAAACGACTATTGAGCCAAATAAAAAAGGGCGATCCGCTACACCTACCAAGCGACACGGACCGCCGCCACCCCTCCGGGGCTTGTCTCCTATTATAACAGGCTTTCCCGGATGGAACAACAGAAAAGAGAGGGAAAGACCATGACAGCAGAAAAAATTATTGATTCTTTAAAATTCACATTTGAAGAGGCAGACGAACAAAAGGACCTTTTTACACCGTCCCACGTTCTCTATAAATGCCGCATTATCAACCCGGCAAACAACCGCCGTTATACTTTTGATTATCAGTGTAACCCATCCGCAACCCATGAGCCGGAGAAAAAAGACTGTTTATATTGTCTTTTGTCTGATTCCTCTTGTGTAGAGAGTTGCACAGATGAAGCCGACTTTTTAACAGAGTTTGGATATATTGACGGCGGAGCGGATCAGGTTAGAAAAGGCTTGAAAGCGTTTAAGGCTTGCCAGAGAACAAAGAAAGCTATTGAAAGGCTTTTCACGGATGACGAGATCGAAGCTCTGCAGGCACATTTTGAAAACTACTAAACCGATAGAAACGAGGCGCGCGCCCTCCGGGGCGCTCCCTCTCAAAATATAGGAGATCAACACCATGAGAAAAGAATACGCAAGTTATAACCGTTACGGATATAGAAATTTAACTATTATTATTGATACAGACAAAAAGCACGTTGCATTATATCACGGATGCACGGCACCGATCAGCAAGCCGGACAAGAAAACAAGTTCTAAATTTATCCGGGAACAATTCGAGACATTGACCGCCGCCGGATTCACAAGCGAAGTATTTTAGAAAGGGGGGGTTATATTATGAATGAATCTATTAAAAATCTTTTATCATTGAATAATAAGGCTTTACAGTTTGCGCATGATGTAGACGGATTCGACTTTGAAAAACCTTACTTTATTGCAGAATCGGCGGACCGTTTCACAGTAAACACCGTTAAAAAGGCAGTAGCCGAAGCGATGAACCCGGCAAAATGTAAAATTGTTTTGTTTGTCGTTCCTGGTGTGCATTGTTATAAATCCGGTTTATATTATGCAATATTAAGCAGCGGAAAATTTGACGGGACGCGCCGCGATGGTGCGAAGTATTGGAACTATCGCACCACTACCGGAGAATTTGACATAGATCATTGCTATGGTGTCGGAGACTTTGAAGAGCTGCGCAAGAAACAGACTGAAAGCATTTTTATAATCGCCCAGGATAAATGCTATATAAAAGAACCAGAAACAAAAATATTTAATGTTTCCCGACGGTATACTCTGGACGATGCCAGAAAGAGCACGGACGGACGCGGAAACGATTATATAAAATCCTTAGTATTGACCGCCACGGATGGCAGCGGCGCACGTTTCACATACGAACCATACAACACATTTTACGGAAATGAAAAACGATCCGCGGATATTGCGGACCATATCGACAAAAGCGGCTACTTGTTACGCCCTCACCGCTTCGCATTGATGGAGAGAGCGGAAACATTGAGACGGACCAGAAAACAGGCAGAGGCAGACAACGCCGACTATACAAATGAGATAGCCGAACTGCAGAAACGCATTGACGCAACTAGAATTTTATTATCTAACGCCGTTTTGAATTGTCAGGACGCAACCGCGGCGCGTGGCGTGTCTAACAAGATGAATTATTTTTCTTATGCTCTTTCTTACTTTGAGACATTCAAAGAAAAAATAAACAGCAAGCGTTATGCAAGTATTGAGCGCATCAATTCAGATATTGAAGATATAAAAGATAAGTTGGATCATTGCGCAGAGTAAGGCGGACGGCGGCGGATCAGCCGCCCCGGCTCCGCCGGATATATTGAGCGATCGGAGGCTTTAGGATGGTTTATAAATATCTGAACCGCTCCGCAGTATTGGAACATCTACAAGAGGGGCAAACCGTAAATATTGATGAGTATATAGAGAAAATGCAGTTTTTCAAGAAATACGGAAGCAACCAGGGAATCTATATAACAGACAGCCGCTATATTGAGTATAGAGAAATCGGCTTGCACTATTTCAAGTATGATACATTGATAAAATTCTTTGAGGATTTCAAACAGAGGAACCACGCAAAACGTATATTGATAACATTCAGTAAAAACCACCGCTTACAATGTGAGCCGGTGCAGGATTAAGGAGGCCTTTATATTATGGGATGGGATTATACACACGCTACACACTACACCAGAACCGGAGCTATTGACCGGAAAGCAGAAATTGACGAGCTTTACACATGGCAGAACGACACCAGAAAAGCCGAGGTTGTGCGCTCCGCAATGGTAGGCGGTACATATTACGCCGCTGTTAAAGTAACCATATTGAGCACCGGAGAGGCTGAGACATTCGCCGCCGTTGTATTGACACACACCAACAGCCGGGATTATTTCAACTTTGGAGTTAAGACGATGGGGGAAAGCTCCGGGCCATGCGAAGATCATTGCCCGGCTTCTATTCTCTCTCTTCTCTCCCCTACTGATTCAGAATATGCCAATAACTGGCGCGAGAGATGCAGAAAGAACATTGAAGCAAAGAAAGATCCGCACGCATTGAAAAATTTACCTGTCGGTGCAGTGATCCGCTTTACTCTCTGCACTGGGGAAAACATTGAACTATTGAAACACGCTGCGGCGTATCAGTTCAAACGCCCTTTCTGGTTCTGCCAATCATCCGGCCGTTATATGCCAGTAACCAGGATCCCGGCAAATTATGAAGTAGTCACAGCATAACATATTGAGTTTAGGAGGATAAGAAACCATGAATAATACAGCATTGAGAATTGAGAACGGTATGAGCAGTTTTGAGTTACTGCAGGCCAAGGTGTCAAGCCTTGAAGCAACAGAAAAACGCATGAGCATTGAAGAGGATCGTCGCATGGCTGCCATTGATGCAATGGATCGCACCTATAACAATCCATCCACACCACGCCGCACACGTTTTGAGCTTTCTATTGAGCTTTCTATTCAGCGTGAGGCATTGAAGAATTACCACAATGAGCGCAGCCGTGTATCTGCCGAGCTTCGAGGATTGAGAACGGCTATTGACCTGATTCTAACCGTTTCCAACTACGGCGGAGAGGTTACACCTGGAAACCGCCGATTGATTGAGAGTATTTTAATCTAATCCGTTACATTGTAACGATATGTAACACGTTGTAATATGGAGGTAACGCAAAATGTTAAATATGTCATTTTATAATGGTACATTGAACCGCCCGGAAGCTGCGGACGTTGTAAGAGCTTCTAACAAAACACTTTATCACAGATATGGCTTTGCTTATAGGGGTGCGGAGAAACGCCCCATAAGCAAGGAAAACGCATTGAAAATTATTGAGGACACCGGGAACTATCTGGATGTAACAGAAACCGACAACGAGATCCTTTTGAATACCTATTCAAGTAATGATATGTGGTAGGAGGTATGAACATGGTAGTTATTTCATTGACAGATAGAGAACAGACATTATTGAGCGATAGCGTATTGACAATGATAGAAAACGCAGGTCAGGCGCAACGCCTTGTATGTGACACTGAATCACAGAAAGCTATTGACATACACATCAAAGAATTACAGGCGTTAAACAGAAAGTTGTGTACTACCGGCATCCGGTAAAGAAAGGATTGAGAACTATGAGAAAGAAAAGCGTATTTGTAAACTGTATGGAGACATTAACAGCAAATAGAAAGCATAATGAGGCCCGTGCTCTCCTTAATGCAGGACTGAAAGAGTCCGCACAGAGGCAGACAGCCACCACCGCTCCGGCGTATGTTCTTACAAAGCCGTATGTGTTCCCGGCAGTTGATGGAAATATGACTTATCATACCTCATGGGGATCTCACGGAGTAAAAGAAGAGGCTGAAACCATATTGAGCGTATTGAGTTCTTTCCGCCTCCGCTCCACCCTTGTAAAAATCAATCAGGGGCCACGCCTCACTCAGTATGTTATTGAACCGGCTCCCGGAACTCAGGTGCAAGCCATTTTGAGACATGAAAAGGAATTTCAGGCAGCTTTACATTGCAACGCCTCTTTGAGATTTGATAATGGCTATGTGTATATTGAGGTTCCGACCGGTACAGAAACCGTGTTCCTGGGCGATATGCTCATTGATAATGAGTATCAGTCCTCCAGTGGTTTCACAATGGCGATCGGCATGGCGGTTGACGGTTCCAAGCATTACATTGATATTGCCAAGGCTTGCCATATCCTCATTTCTGGTATGACCGGATCTGGTAAATCAATCGTTCTGCATAACCTCATCTTGTCTCTATTGATGAAAAAGAATCCGGCACAGATGCACTTATATATCATTGACCCAAAAGCAACAGAGTTTGAGTATTACAAGAACCTTGCAGCGTGTACGGTTGTATCTGAGGTAAATGGCGCGGTTGAACTATTGAAGAACCTTTGTATTGAGATGGATCGCCGCTACTCCATTCTTGCCTCTACCGGCTGCCGTGACATTGACAGCTATAATACAAAGTTCGCAGATGCTCCTATGAGGCGTGACATAGTTTTCATTGATGAGTTATCCGACCTTATGAGCATGGGTGGAAAATCCGTTGAGGGACATATTGTAAGAATTGCACAGAAAGCCCGTGCCTGTGGCATCCACCTTGTAATCGCTACACAGTACCCGGTTGCAAAGGTTGTTACTGGATTGATTAAGGCAAATATGCCTACAAAGATCTGTCTCCGTGTTGGTACAGTCACAAACTCTATGGTCGCATTGGATATGGCCGGCGGCGAAAAGCTCATGGGTCATGGCGATATGCTCTTTCTCCCTAACGGTTCTCTTTCCCCAGTAAGGTTGCAAGGTGGGTTTGTATCTGAGACGGCAATCAACAATGTCGTTGCCGGTTTGATGAAAAATCAGTAAGTAGGAGGATGGTTAGAATGGCAGGAAAGACAACAACAGCTTGTACGCATGAACAGTACGAGACTATCATAAAAACTTTATATGAGGGCATTGGAGACTGCATACAGCCTAATCCCAGGATTGCTACGATCCTCGTTATTGAGGCGAATGTAGGATTGCGTATTGGAGATACACTCTCCCTCCGGCGTTCCTCTTTCATTAAGACACCATCCGGCCACGCTTTCAATATCGTTGAGCATAAGACCGGAAAGGTTCGCCGTTTCAAGGTCCAGGAACAGGTCTACAACTTCCTCCTTGAATATGCGGACTCTGAGGGCATTGAGGGCGATGATCTGATATTCCCTATCGGTGTCCGGGCAGTGCAAAAGCATCTGAAAAAGGTTTGCGACTGGCTCGGCCCTGAATATGAGGATATATCCACCCATTCGTTCCGTAAATACTTCGGAACAGAGATTTACTACAAGAATGGAAAGGACATTGAACTGGTCCGCCGCCTGTATCAGCACAGTTCCGCCGCCGTTACGGCTCGTTACTTGGGTGTTACGGACGAAAAGATTGAACAGGCATTAGATTCCCACGTTGATATTATTTACCGCCCCAAATGAGGCGCATATATAGTAATGGTTCCTTATAAGATTTGTCTATTTGAGTGTCGTGTAACAGGTTTCTGGCAGTTTTTAATGTGAAAACTGCTGCCGGTATGAGGGTTGATAACGGCATACACCATCCCTTTGTTGGTTGACAGGTTTTCCGGCTTTAATGCGAAACCGGATAAGGATAGTGGGATCTCCTGACATTCGCGTATCTCCGGCGGAGCGCACGATGCCGCTTGATAAGAACGTGTCCAAATAGACAAATGCTATAAGGAACCATTGAAGAAATGGAGGTCTTAGGCATGATTGATATTACAAACTGCAATAAAATCATAGTCGATACCATCGGGAAAACAGAGAAGATCATTGAATGGTATCAGCAAAATAAAGATTGGTTGGATGCCGAAGAGTTCCGCATCCCCATCCCCTCCGCATTGGTTGAGCTGCCGGAGGAAGATATTAAATTCTATTATGAGCAGGAGGGTGTATTCGTCAGGCTGCATCTGTATATGGGTGGCGTGTATGTCTGCAATTACAGATATGATCCGAAGTCTCAGAAGATAGGCGAACTCATTTTCCCGGCTACTTTAAGTAAGGAAAAACGCAAGGCAGCTCAGATGATATTGGCTGCCGACAGAACGCCGTACAAAGAGGCATTGAAGTTCCACTCTCTCATGTGCTTCGCCACTCATTACCGCAACTGCATTGAGGAAACTGAACAGAAAGAGAAACATATCTCCAGTAGCCATAAGAAACGCATACAGCGTTCCGGCGGTACAACTCCGCTCATCACAACGTATCGCATTGATAACCGTCCCATTCCGGCACATCCGGGAGCAAAACGGCAATATACAAAGCCTACGGAACAGGTAAGTGTGAGAGGCTTCTACCGAACCACTAAAACAGGCAAACGTGTATGGGTTCGCCCATTCACAAAATACAACGGAAACTCTGAAAATCATAAAACATACAAAGTATAGGAGGACACTATGAGCAATTTGAAAGTATACGCAAAAACCATTGAAGATGAAGCACTTGAACAGATCAACACTCTTCTGTCTCAGGATGCCTTTAAGGACTGCAAGGTTCGCATTATGCCGGATGTTCATGCCGGTAAAGGCTGTGTAATCGGATTTACGGCAGACCTAGGAGAAAAGGTTATCCCGAACATTGTCGGAGTAGATATTGGCTGTGGTATGCTTTGCGTGAGCATCGGACACGGAGACATTGATTTTGAAAAATTGGATAATGTCATTCGTACCTATGTCCCTAGTGGAAGAAATGTGCATGACGGTAGAGTTATGCGTTTTGGCGAATTGCAAGACCTCTACTGTTACCGCGAATTGAGAGACACCAAGCGTATTGAGCGTTCTATCGGAACTCTCGGCGGTGGGAACCATTTCATTGAGGTTGATGTTGTTGAGGATGGATATAAGTATCTGGTTATTCATACCGGTAGCCGTAACCTCGGAAAACAGGTGGCGGACTATTACCAGAATCTTGCCTACGAATTGATGTATGGCAAGGACGATTTGTATGAGCGTCAGGATAAGCTCATTGAGGAATACAAGGCTGCCGGAAGAAAGTCTGAGATTGAGGCTGCCTTAAAAGAATTGCGTGAGAATTTCCGTGCCACCACTCCGAAGTTTCCAAAGGATCTGTGCTACTTGGATGGAAAGTACCGGGAGCAGTATTTACATGATATGCGTATCTGCCAGAAGTTTGCATATTTCAACCGTGTGATGATCGCGCAAATCATCTGCAATCACATGGGATGGGGAGTTGATGCTGATATGCCGGATTACTTTGAGTGCATCCACAACTATATAGACCACGATTCTAATATTGTCCGCAAGGGTGCTATCTCTGCAAAACTCGGAGAAAAGGTACTTATCCCTATCAATATGCGTGACGGCTGTATTCTCGGAACCGGAAAGGGCAATGATGATTGGAACTGTTCTGCGCCGCATGGAGCTGGCCGGCTTATGTCCCGGAGCAAAGCAAAGGAAACTCTCTCTTTGAGCGATTATTCTGCTTCTATGTCCGGCATCTACACCACTTCCGTATCTGAGGAAACCATAGATGAAGCTCCGATGGCATACAAACCGATTGAGGAAATCATGGACTGTATCAAAGATACCGTTGATATTCTCGCAGTATTGAAGCCGGTCTATAATTTCAAGGCGAGCGAATAAAGTAGCGTTATTTTATACATTGATGTATAATGTACTAAACATTGAACATGGAGGATATGCCTATGAAAATGAGATATTTAGCTGTGTTGCTGTTATCTGCCGTCCTATTGGTCGGATGCGGAAACAGCACCGCAACAAAGAGTGGAAATACCGCAGTTGATACCACCGCCGAAACCGAACAAAAAGAGAACCTTGCTGATATGATGGAAACCAAGGAATACTCATGTACGGTTGATGATTCATTCATGTATTACGTTATGTATGTTACGAACAATTCCGATAAGGTTGTCAGCATTGATTTGAACGTGACCGCACTCGATTCTTCCGGCGGTATGGTTGGTTCTTCCAGTGACGGCACAAAGGCTGTTGCTCCCGGTCAGACTGCCGGGATATGGACCACATTCGATGAATGGGATAAAATAAGCAGCTTCGATTATACGATGTCCGTAAATGAGGAAAAGAACTTCTCTCCGGTATATGATGATCTTTCGATTGATTACAACACGACCGATGCAGGCATTGTTGCATCTGTCACGAACAACGGGGACTCTCCTGCGGATTTCGTGTGGATGGATGTAGTGTATCTAAAAGATGGGGAGATGGTAAATTTCAGTGAATTGTCTTTCATGGACGATAACCAGGAATTGCAGCCGGGAACAACGCTCTCCGATGAGGGGACTTGCTACTCCGATTCTGGTTTTGATGATGTAGTGATTGCCATAAATGGCAGAAAATGATTTAAGGCAGAGGTTTTATTCCTCTGCCTTTTCTATGAGTTCCCATGCCTTTTCATCGCCAAATTCTTTCCTTACGGCTTTCCATAATCTGAGGTACTTCTTGGATTGTCTGTCCCTTTCAGTCCTTGCCTTGTCAATCTGACTTCTGAGACGGCTTATATACTGCTCATCCTCCGTCTGTATTAGCTTATCAGAATCCCGATACAGTGAACGAATCATACTATCTTTGAGCATATCCACCCACGGAGTATATACCTCTGTACTTCGCCCATTGACTGAACGGCGCATTTTATACTCTCTGCCGGATAAATCCTGTTTCTTTGCTTTCTTAGCACAGTAATCTCCGATATAGACACCAATCCAGTCCGGTATTTCTTCCTCGACCTGATTGTATAATTCCCTTGTGAGAACATAATAGTTGTAATGGCCTACAAACGATTTGACTGCTGCACTATGGAAGTCTGCTTTTGATACTTTGACCTCATAGCATCGAAAAATGCCCTTGGTGTCATAAGTCATGTAATCGACTCTTTCTCTTCCGCAAAATCCGATTGTTACCTCATAGCAGCCAAATACACCGGTTTTTCTTGTGGCTCGTCTGATTGCCTTTTCCAATGCCACGGTTTCCGCTGTTTTCATTTCAGATCCTCGATTGAGAATACAAGGCCTACGCAGTAAATCTCTCCATCTTCCCAGATGTCAAAGTGTTCGCAAGGAATATCTGTTTTGTAAGTCCATGTTGCCGGAAGTCCGTCTCTGTTCATACCATCACACCAGACAGCATCTATCCAGTTTGCACGTTCTTCCCCCTCCTGATCTACACCGTCTCTGTCAAAGTACACTCTTCCTCCATCGAAGCAACCGCCCTCATCATAGATTGCACCATCAAACTCCATGAGATCGTCCGATGCGCCGTAAACAATAACCAGGCCGCTTTCCTTTGCTTCCTGCTTTACATCGTCAAAACTGTCTCCGTATGCTCTTCCATTGAGCTTGTCTGCTAATTCTTTTGCTGTAATCATCGCATATCCTCCTTAATCTGTATATACCACTATTCTCTGTCCCTCCATTCTGTAACCAAAACAGAGGTTTCCACCGTCTGCTATGATTGCACAGTCATGGTCAGACAGATTATTCACGTTTCCGATAATCTCATAATATTTGCAGGCATATCCGCTGTCTCCGCTCATTATCACGGTTTTCTCTGCTAGGATCTTCTCTTTCTGTTCATCTGCCATAGACTCCCACTCATATCCAAATATCACTATCGCCTTATCCTTTATCTTCTCATATTCCTCATACCATGTTTTTATCATTGGCTAATCCACTCCTTGTAGCAAATCCCATTGTTACCGTTAAATTTCATATATGGATTTATCAGAGGACTTCTAAAAATGTCAATTTCTCTTCCATTGAGCATAAATTTGAATGAGATACTGTTGTATGTTCCTTTTACCCCTACCAGCTCCACGCTCGTATTGCTCTGCCCCATCATAATATCCTCTACATCATATTCAGTTCCGATTTCCAATCCGTCCTCTTCTTTGATGGCTACTGCCTTGATTGGTATGTGATTCTGTACACGCATAACTTACTCCTTTCTCTCATATTTGCATTTTGGAAAATGAGTTCCAACATCAAGGAACATATCGAGAATGATCTTTCCTGTTTCTCCACAGAAATTTATATGTCCTGCGTCTGTCTGCTTTACAATCAGCTTTTTGCAGTTAAGACAACAAGCCTTTTCGTTCCGTTCCTCAAATATTTGTAGTGGTGTCTTTTTCATCCTTGATCCCTTTCTATCTGAAATGCTCCATGATTTTGCAGATTGTGGCATCTCCAACACCTTTGATTTTTGAGATTTCTTTCAGAAACTCGTTGACCGTTATTCCGGTAACCGATTTCTTTCCCTGATTAAATCCCTCGCTCCTGGCTTTTTCCACTCTGTCATTGACATACTGCACCAACTGTTCATCAGTCATTTTGCGGATTTTAACCGCTTTTTCATGTACCTTATCTTCATTTACTGTTCTGCGGCAGCTTCTCTTCTTTGCCATTGCAATCCTCCTATCTCATGTATGTTTCAACGATGCACGCATCGTCCTCTGGTGTCCTCGGGAACTTAAAAATAAATCCGGCTGACATTACATCATCTTCGCATCTTTTAAGGTTTTCATATTCGCAGTAAACATTCGTTGGCCGATTCTTCTCTCCGTCCCACACTCTTGCCACCACTTTTCCCGGAAAGTCTTTCGGGCTGTCATATATCACTACTAGCGGCACTTTTATATCTGAATAGTCCACCAGATTAAGTGTCGGTACTCTCTTATACAACGGCGTGTTCTGCTTTGCTAATTTCTTCTGTTTGTTCACTCCCATACCTCCTGTAATTCCACATGGAATGATTTCAATAATTCATCGTCCATATTTGACATAAATGTTCTGTACGATATATCAGGTTTATTTTCCATAAACCACTCTACCGCCTTTTGATTTCTGGCTGTTCTGGCAGATAGATTTCTCCAATTATCCTGATACCGAACCCTTTTCAATTCTCCGTACCATACAAGAAATCGTTCTCTCGTGCCGTTCCGGTCAATCCTCATAGGCACATACGGATCAATAATCTTATAGTCTATCCGGCAGACTGCTGTTGGAACTGCCATAACCCACATTTCTCCTGTGGCAACGGCATCCGGCACTTTATCCGCTATTTGCTCCGGCATGAGGATAGCATCACTCTCTATGTAATACGCATGGATAACAACCGGTACACCAATCCTCGCCATGTTGTACACTACTGTTCCGCCTTGCGGCATCGCTTGGATTGCACTTAATACATTCGGTGCTGCGCATATTCTCGGAGTGGTGTTGTCCTCATTGGGGCAAATCTGTTTCGGTATTCTCGGTATGAACTTTTCCACTTCATCAAATGAAACGTGAACCAATTTACTGTTGTTTCTTTTTCCTCTTTGCTTCATCCTTTTTCCGTTGGCGTTCATCCCAGTAGGGATGTTCCAACCTTTCTAGTCCAGTGCATCCTATCTGCAGGCACTTATGGACTTTCATTTGCTTCGTTGATAGATACCCTTTATGTGTTTTGCAGTACGCTACCGGCGATTTAACCATATTTTTATCAATGCTCCGAAATAAATCAGGCATGGATAAGAGCTTTCGGGAACTCTTGAATGAGTTCTTCGCCCCAAATGTCCGTGAGGCTTGGTTTCATAAATACCGGTATGTTGTACTTTCTGCACTGTTCAACAATATTTTCTATCCATTCTCGTCTTGGTATGACTTTATCTTTTCTGCTGCCAGTCTCCGCTCCTACGATGATCCACTCCGGGATGTATGATTTCTCACTCAGCTCTCCAAAGTCTGCCAGTATAGGCTCTACTGACAAAAACGTATGGAACTCATAGTGTCCGTCCTGTCCCATATACTCCGTATCTGGATCTGTGACTGTCGTTCCGTACCACATATTATCTCTGAGTGGTAATTCTCCGTAATGATGCAGCTCAATATATCTTCCGGGATTCTTCGTGAGGAAGAGGTAATTATGCTGCGGAGCTTTCTCACAAGCATTAAACACTTCCCTGATCCATCTATCAGGAACCCACTCTCCAAACACATCCGACATTGATCCGACAAAGATATTTCTCTGCCTCTTTTTGTCTCTGTATTCTCCCATGCGGTATCTGTGTATTGTCGGTACAAATCCGTGTGGATAAGCACATCTGTACTGTTTCCCGGTCTCATCGTCCACATAATACGGCTGCTCATTGATTTCGTAGACTTTTGAGCCATCATCTCTCGTAAGTTTGTACGTTTCCGGCTCTACCAGATGGCAGCCTTTTCTTGATACAAACCGGTTAGCAATACCTCTTGCATAACAATAAGGGCATTTGTGACGGCAACCTGTTATGGGATTCCATGTGCTGTCAGCCCATTCTATCTTTGTTTTATCCATTGCGTTTCCTCCTGACGTACTTCCCTACATGATTGACGTAGCCGCAATAACAACATCTCACATCATCTCTGAGGCGGCTCTTATAAATCTGATTCCCACAGCATCCACAGTCAAATTCTTTCGGGTTTACTTTATTTTTCTTCATTCTCCTATCGCTCCTTTGGAAATAATTTGCCGTCAAACCATTCCGGTTCCCGGCGGACTTTGAAATACTTGTACTTCGGATCATCGCTTATACTCACAGCCAAAATCCAGTTGTCGATCATGCTCATTTTTTTAATCCAAACAGGTATCTCGAATCCATCGCATTTCAATATCCACTCGCTGCCAACTGGGTATTTAATAACTGTGTCATTCGCAAGATCCGGTTCTGCAAAATAAGGAATACCATAGTCCTCTCTGTTTCCTGCATTATCATCAATGTAACAGGTGGCACATATTTTTCTGGTATTGTTTCCAAACTTTTCTACCAACTCAGGCAGATTGTCATTGACTGCATCAAACTCTAATCCGTACTGTTTGCACCACTCCACTGCTTTCTGCGTCTGTTCCTCATTCCGGCACGTCCAGAGGATGAGTTTTGTTCCGTTTTCTCTTTTGCGAATAAGGTAGCTTATCAATTTCTTATTCGGTGGTCCTATTTCCGGCCATCTGTTCTCGCAGAGTGTTCCGTCAAAATCTACCGCATATATCTCTGTCGAACTGCTCATCAGCTAAATAACCTCCCATCTTCGTAAAAATCTTTTTCTTGCAACAACAGTTTCGCAATTATCGGTCGCTCTTAATACCCCCTCTTCATATCCTTGAAATGCCTCTGGATTGAATGTAATTGTTGCGCCTGGGATGAGCATTTTGCTTAATCTTTCAGCTTTCGGTATCTTTTCTCCCAAAATAGTTCCGCAATTACATATCTCCACAATTCCGTTGGGGTATATTTTTTGACAAGTTTTGCATCTGCAAACCTTTTTTACCCTCATGTTTCTCCTCCTATTATCTATTATCTGTTATCGTTCCTTTCCATTCCCAAATCAAATAGTGATAATTGTGCTCTTTCTCTTTCTAACCTTGTATTTGAGACCTCATACATCTCGGTATCTATCTCAAACCCTACAAACTTCACACCGTTTCTATGGTATGCTATGAGGCTTGATGCACTTCCTACATGGGTATCAAGTACCGGTCCTGTTATCCCGAATGTCCGCAAAAGATATTCGTATAATGCAATCGGTTTCTGTGTTGGGTGTATCTTTTTCTCTGTATTTGCCCCACCGGTGTTAGAATATCTGAACAGCTTTGCAGGCAAATCGTATGAAGTCCATGCCATCTCCACTTGTGAGAACGCTTCCCATGGCTGTACCTTGTCCCACACAACAAAACATTTTGTCGGTGGCAATCGGAAATAGTTGCCGCCCCATATAATTTGATTCTTCGATACCCGGAGCAGTTCTTTGAAATAATCTTCCTCAGGAGGTTCGTTATCCCATTGTCCTGCTCCTTTGCTTCGCTTTATCCGTGAAGCTGTACTTTCTGCCGGGTAGCCATTCTTTGACCGGCTCTTATTGGTTCCCATTGCCATGTTTGGCGCATTGATACCGTATGGAGGATCCACGATAGCAACCTCAAAATATTTATCAGGAAATCGTCTCATTCCCTCCATGCAGTCCATGTTCCAGTAACCATAGTCTAATTTATCCACTTAATGATGCTCACTCCCTCGTAACCTTTCTCAAACTCGTACCATGCGTATGCTACTGCACTACCGCCTCCGGCTTTCATTTCTTCAAAATTTCCGTTCTTGGCACATAAGATTCTGCTTCGAGATACATATACACATTTCGGAGGGTATTTCTTGAACAGTTCTCCCCTTGCCTTTCCCTCTAAGAACTGCAATTTGAGGAACATAAATACCTTTCTTCCGTCCGGTATCACATTCATAGCGTGTTCAACAAATTCTTTCGCGTATTTATATGGCGGATTCGTGATAATGTCTCCGTCCCATATCTCATCAGTCTGCAGAAAATCTACGCCACCCTGTCCGTAACCTCTGTCGATAAGGTCTGTGCTCCGCACATCATACCCACGCTCTTTGAGTTTTTCAGATAAATGTCCTTGTCCTGCTGCGCACTCCCACACTTTTTGGCTGAGTACCGCCCCCCCGATAAGAGTGCGTCTATTGCGATAGGATCTGTTGCGTAGTAATCATTTGTTTCCCTTTCTTTGTCTGTATGGTTTGAAGCACCAAGGGTTGTGAAGATGCTTTTACCATTTCCGGTCCAATCTTTTCCCATATATTCATCCTTTCTGAATTTCTTCAAATACAATTTTCTGTGGCAATACTCCGTGGCAGACATAAACACTGCTAAACGGAGGATTGAGTGACGGTTTCTGTTCTTCGTAACTCTTGAAATATGCAACTCTTCGGTTCATATACATAATCTCAAATTCGTGGTCTCTGAACATTTCAAACCGTCTCTGGCTTTCAAACAATCCAACCACTCCAACAAGCATTGCAAACGGTTTATCTAGGTCAAATAATCTCTCTATCACTTCTGTTTTCATAGAGTAAGGCGGATTACTTATGATGTAATCGCACCATTGCACCATTTCTCCTTGTTTCTGATACTGGAAGAAATCGTCTCCGTACTTTATGTGGGTTGCTTTTACGTCATACCCCCCCCCGATTGAAATTTTTGACAAACAGGCTGTCCTCTGTATCAAAAGGACACCATATCTTTGCCCCTTTCGGAATGTATTTCATAATCGGTGCAACTGCGTAATCAGGTGTATAGAACTCGTCATTGCCGCTTCCGGCCACTTTATCCATTTTCATGTTTCTTGTCCTTTCCTCTACAAATATCCAAATCTGTAACCATATATAGATTCCAATTCTCCCCGGCACACCTTACCCACTGAGTTCGGCGGAAGATCGTACTGCCGTTCTGCTTCCCGGCATGAGAAAAATATCTCTTCCTCATCCCCTATACAGATAACCATGCGATGTTTCCCCGGCTTGTCCCTGCGGTTTCCGCACTGTACTCTTTTATCAGCCCATCTCAGGTTGTATATGCTGTTGTCGAACCTCTCTCTGTTGTTTATATGGTCTACTGTGTCATACCGCCGTCTGTTACCCATGTAGAACGTCTGCATAACTATCTGGTGTCTCTTAAATCGCACTTGGTTTCCGTCTGTATCTGTGAACATACTGGAAATATCGTATTTATCTCCGTATGCCATATTGCAGAGGATCCCATTCCGTATGAGCCTACCAAATGATGATATGTAACACTCCATGTTGAAGTCATGCACGCTCTTTACTTCCAAATTCTCATCAAACTTAACAAGCCGTGTGACTTTTCTCCATGTTTCTTCCTTGTCCGGGTACTTCCGGCGGATATACTCAAAAGTTTCTGTTTCTCTCATACTCTCTCAAACGTGTAGATTGAATTTCTGGTTGTTACCTCAATGTATTTTCCTCTATCCTCGGTCTTGAATCCGATAACTGTACTCGTAACAATCATGCCGACATACGGTGTTCCATCCGGCTGAGCCAACCATTCAATCATCATGGCATCTCCGTTTCTTGGAGTGGGTTTCTTGCACATTCTCCCTACTCTGAGAGGGTATCTGCCCTCAATTCTCGGATTGCCTTTTCTGTCTGTAATTGATACAACTCTATAAGTTTCCATGGCAACCTCCTTAATAAAGATTCCACAAAAGCAGTTCTTCGTTTTCTGCCGGGTCGCACTTTTCTTTCCATTCCAGTTTTCTCACTACATCCCATGTTTTCATGCAGATATTGGATAAGTCGTACCGGTCGTACACCCTCTTGTCGATAAACAGACGCATATCCAAGTCCTCATCATAGAGATTGAAGCTCATGTATTTCAGATTGCGAATATCTTCATCTGTGGCTTCTGCATGGACTGTTACTGTGATACCGTCCAAGTGTTTCAAAATTACCGGATGATCGTCCATTGTCAGGCAAGCCGTATAAAGATAAATTTTCTGTCTCTTATTCTGCTTTTTGAGCATTTTAATGACTGTGTAAAGCTGTGCCGGATTTATCATAGGTTCTCCACCGGTAATCACAACTTTCTCATAATCCTTTAACGTTGTGATACCGCCAATCACTTTCGCCAATGATGTGTAATCCAATTTGCTGTTGCAGCACCCCGGACACTTCCGGTCGCACTTTGATGTGATAATTACTCTCGCTGTCTTTTTCATCTTTCCTCCTATCTCTGAGCCAAAAGTTCCTCATAAAGTCTCTTGTAGACATCTCTTTCTGCCGTAATCTTCGCAATTTCCAACTGCGTCTCCACATCCGGCAGAACGGTTTCTTTTACCACAACCGGCTCAGGTTCTTTCTTCTCAGGCTTCTCAACTTCATTTGCAGCTTCCGCCCATTTCTTTACCAGTTCATTTCCTTTGATGTTGGTTCCAATGCCAATGCTTACTGCAAGTGCCGCATCTATGCGTTTCATTTCAGCCATAGAGCACTGCCCTATGTAATCCCCAACCTTATCCTTATTCACGGTATCAATCTGTTCACAGAGCACCGTGGACGGATATTTTGAGCTGTTGATTTTAACGTGTGTCGGCAAGGGTTTCTTCTCCTGGGTTGTAAGATACACAATCTCCAGTATGGGACCGGCATTATTGCCAATATCATTGCTGATGATTACCGCCGGTCTACCCCCCCCCTGAACATTTCCGCTATATTCGTTATCATTGCGGATATAGAAGATTTCGCCTCTGTAATACTCTTTATTCATGGTTTCCTCCTTAATCCATGCCGTCATATAAACTCTCTGACGCATAAACCTGTTCATCTGTGAGTTCTCTCAACGCTTCAACAATTCTGAGTTTTGTTTCCCTACAAGGGAAATATCCATACTTTGCATATCTCAACATTCTCTCGAATGTACTCATTGGGTACGGTATGTTGTTATCTGTCACAAGTCTTTTCAGATGCAAATGTTCAAAAAACTTATCATCCATAAGGATTCTGTACTCAATGTGTGTTTCCGGCTTTTCCTCCCCCTGTATCAAACGGATCATCTATCTCTGAAATTCCATCCTCAATCTCGGCTTTGTAATAGGCGAACTTCGTAACGGTAAAATCAAAGTTGTCAAGTATCTCCTTTGGTGTTCCGAATATCTTGCAACACAGTTCCACTATAATCCCGGTTTCCATGTGCTTATACGCTTTCACATTGTCATTTTCATAATGGAAGTAGTATTTTTCATCTCTCTTATCATCGCCCTCATATCCGGGTGTCTGGCTGTCAAAATACTGTACGGCATCGTCAAAATCACTTGCCTTTTCAAAGAAAATGTCTAAGTCCTTTACGTTTTCCTTGTTGAAGATATTTTTGAAACATCCTCCGCAGATAAATCCTTTATGTCCTGCCATGTACTCATCAAGCCAATTCAGCATCCAGAAGTTATCTCTGTCTCTTTCTACTAACACATTCCTATACCTCACTTTCCTGTGGCATTTCAAAAATTCCAAGCGGCTGATCCGCCACATAGTCACATACCAAATCTCTTGGATTTTCGTCTCCCCGTTCAAACATTAAATTCATGGTGTAACAATCCAGAAGCATTGAAATCGCCATTCTGCATTTTTCTTTGGTTGAATATCTTCCAATCACAATATTCTGTTCTTCTACGAGGGCAGTAACTTTGTACCGCCCATCATATTTGTCAGTGGTTTCGTATTCTGTAACCTTGTCGTTGTTCAGAACTACCGCTCCATCCTGAGACTTAACAAACATTGTTCCTTGCCTCTCTTTCCGTAATTCTTCCCATCTGGCGGTCGATCTTGAAATCAATACGCTCATTGACCTCTTCCACGCAGTTGAAAATAATTCCAAGCTGTGTGAACATAATCTGCACGTCTGCGATTTCATCAATAACCGCATCTCTCAAATCGGAATCCTTTGCGTTGCTCCGGCGGAATTTCAGAATGGCTTTGATGAGTTCCGAACACTCTTCGATCGCCATATCTTCCTGTTTATCCGAACCGTAGGTTTCCACGATTGTATTGAGGTCTCTTAGCTGTTTCTGTGTCATATCTGCCTCCTAATATCTGATATTCAGATTTCCATGTTCATTGATCCAATCAATAATTTCTTTGAAACCAAGTCCTCCATCGTCCCAAGGTTTCATAATGTATTCGTACTGTTTCGGATGTGTTATCTTCATCTTTTCAAAACGTCCGGGAGACTTTTCCAAATGGCATCCATATCCGCAAAACATACATCCGGTGCGTTCACACCCGGTAGTTTTGAGTAGCGGTCTGCCAAAATCAAATATGCCCAAGTCTGTCACATCTGCCAGGGTCATTTGACCGTGTTCCTCATCCTCCGTCACAACTTCTCCGTAAACGGAACATATCGGTCTGCCAATCTCTGCGGATTCCATCGTTGCTCCTGTCTCTCTCGAAACGTATCTGTTGCCATATTTCATGTACTCATCGCTTTGTTCTGCCCTCCGGCGAACCATATCGTCTCCGTACAATCTGATGTATGTAAGCACATCCTGTTCCGTCCAGAATGACATTGGATTGCTTATCGGAGATTTCATATCAAATCCATTGCAGCCATTTTTAAGCCATTGCTGTGTCCTTAACCGACTTTCCGTTGCCATCTGGGCTGTCATTGGTTTTCTGCCAGTTGATTTAGCATAGGAATGTGCCGGAGCTTTTTTCATAACCTTGCAACATTCTGATGAAATCTCATAAGGACAGTCGATAAAGAATTTGTATCTTTCGCAACTGTATTTGCTTCTTTCTCCGTTAGGGATATTCCCCTTTGTCATCGCTCCGAACAGGATCTTTACTCTTACGGGAATACTCTCCCAGTCCCCTAAGTTTTCTATACTTGTTGTCTGCCCCCCCCGGAGTTATTCTTCGCATACTCTCCGCATCCAGTGAGCTTACGGTAGAATTGGCTGTACCCCCCCCCGCGTAAGAATTTCTTTGCACCGTATACGCACTCAGAAACCTCTTTGCTTATGAACGGGTAGCCGTATTTCTCAATTACCTGTCTGAATGTCAGCTTCGGTCTTATCCAGTCCACATTACTGACTGTTTTTACAAACAGACGAATTTCCGGGTATTCAAGTCCGGTATCAACAAATACCGCCTTGATGTTTGGGTACAGCTGCCTTGCAATATCAAGGAGAACTGTGCTGTCTTTTCCACCAGAGAAAGATACATACACACCGTCCTCTCCGTACATATCCACCCACTCACGGATCCTCCACTTTGTCATGCGGATTTTGGCTTTAAGTGAAAGCGACTGCATTTGATAAAGGTCGGATATAACGTGTTTATTTCCCACTTCTATATCTCCTTTCTGGTGTTACATATAATTTGCTTCTTTGAATACGAACGTGTGCTCTAAGTCCAGTTTTTCGGACAGTTCTCTCAGTCTCAGGTCATTGGAACTGTAGATTTTCTTTTTCTTCATATCCGCAACAAAGAACTCCTGACCGGTCTGTAAATACTCTCCTGCCTTACTTTTCCGGCAGATCTCATAGTCTGCATACTCAACGTCTGTTTCCTTGTTATCTGTCTGTTTTTCCTTTTCTGTCTTTCCAAACATACTGATTTTTCTCCTTTCAAATCATTTTCGTTCAGTTGACTAAACGTTTTCCGCAAAAAAATTTAATGCAGTCCGTCAGACCATCTGTAAAGAATAACTGCGACATCCTCACTCGGATATGACACACTCAGGAATTTTCCGTCAACCGCCTCGCAGGCATCCGTTACTCTTCCAATAAACTCAGAAAAGTCCTCTTTCTTTTCAACATAGTCGTGAAATCCCATTGTTCCCTCATCTATGGTATGTGATTTTCTTTTCACGATTGTTTGTTTCAATTTCTGCATTATCCTTTCCTACCTTTCTGCTTTTACTTTACAGTTTTTATACACATCCTCTTTTCCAGAGAATAACTGCCCTAAAATTGCCACCAGAACATTTACTACAATGCTGTTTCCGGCCTGCTTGTAAAGCTGAGTGTTACTGTTTACTTTCTCCGCCTTATGGAAATCCTCATCTGAGAAATCCATCAGTCTCCAACACTCTTTGGGTGTAAGTTTTCGTATGCGATACTCCGTACATACCTTTGAGTTCGCATCTCCGTGTGTTCCGGCAGTCAGTGTCGGTGCGTTGCCATCGTCTGAATAAACTGATCCGCACTGACTTCCATCTGTGGAAACCTGTCCTACTTTTGCCACATCAATCTCCTTATCTTCTGAAATATCATTATGCTGCATACTGTTCTGCCCCCCCCCGATCAAATTTTTCTATCCGGCAAATGCCAATACTCTGTGCTGTCAGTGTCGGGCAAACCTGACCGCCGCCCTGCACCCTCCCTCTCCGTATCTTACTTGTAGGATAAGAGAAATCCGCGACACCACCTATCTCACATTCTATGTAGCCTTTTGCCGTTGCCTGCCTGATGCCTACATACTCTTTATCCATCGTCCACCGTCCTTATCTCCAAAACATAATTGTCTTTCGCAACGCTCGTAAGCGTATTGCATATACCCTGTGAGTTCGGTTCTAACCGTTGTTCTGTCGGTGCGCCTACAGTTCTATCAGATGGGTTCGTGGGATTTCTCCCTCTTGACGCACAAATTATTCTCTCAATCACACATTTGTCTCCACATCCATCTATCGTTCTTAATGTTCCACAGCAGCCGTCTTTGAAAAATCTTATTCCCTCATCGTTTCTGAGTTCACATACGGTCTGCTCTTTCTGGTAACTGTGAGTACCCCCCCCCACATGAGTTTGTGGAAGAGATATTGCACAATCTATCGTTCTGATTCTGCAATATGTTTAGCCTCCGTCTCTGTTATGATGCAAGGTACAGTACCCCCCCCCACTTGTGATTGCCGGAGCTATCCCACCGGTGTCATACACTCTTCCTTGGTTCGGATTGTCTCTGGTCGAAGTAGGGAGAATATTGCCTACCCTTTTAATTCCGGTCTGCAATATTTTCTTTCCTTTCCTTGATTTCTAATATCTTTGGTTCCCTATTGCCCCCCCCACAAGTGGTTATCGTTGGTGCAATTCCATCTACGGAATACACTCTTCCGCATTGAGGATTATCCCAACTACCACCAGTTAGAAAGTTTCCTATCTGCCTAACTTCCATCTGTTTCCTCAATCACATATTTTAAATGTTTATAGTCACTCGCCAGTAGGGTAGGACATATCAATTCGTACAACGCTTTGTTGTATGGGTCGTATATTCCACAAGCACTTTCGGAGGATCTTTGTAGTCTGTTGCCCTTATTGCTTGGCAAATACCCCCCCCCGATAGAACTCTGACCCTGTCCTGAACTTCCTTTTCCGGGTTCAGTGAGCCGACTACAATTATCCTGTCTGCCATTCATTCTGTCCTCCACTAAAACTTTGGGTGGATCCTTATAATCCGTTGCCGATAACGCCACCGATATTCCGTCAGGGTTCATTATTCTTCCACGTTCCCCTCCGGTTCCCGTATGAGCTATTATCATCGGGCGGTTCATTCGTTACATGGGCTGTCTGCTTCTGTAAAATAGAATCCCAATGATGTTTGTCTACTGAGCTTCTGCCCCCCCCGAATGGTTTTTGAGATGCCGTCTAACTGACCGCTTTCTCTCAGGTCTTTAATGAGTTTCTGCGCCTTTTCGGAATTGATGTAGTATCTTTCGTCTACCTCATCCTCCAAGTAATCTTTCATGGTTTTATCCAACGGAACCGGCTGTGGAAACTTGTAATTGTAATCTCCCAGAATAGATACCATGAAGCATCTCTCACGGTTCTGTGCCACTCCGTAGTCCTTTGCATTGAGTACCTGTGTATAACACTTATATCCTTTGCTTTCAAGAAATTTGCACCAACTATGGAAATCATCTATGTTGTCTGCGCTAATTACCTGTGGCACGTTCTCCATAAGAAGTATCTGAGGAAGATTTTCGGTTTCATTCAGAAGTCTCTCGACTTCCCACAGCAACCCGGAGCGTGTTCCTGATCCCTTTTTCATGCCTCTCATTTTCCCGGCAAGACTTAAATCTTGGCATGGGAATGAGTAAGTAAGTAAGTAAGTGTACTTATCAGGCTCAACTATCTGCAGGTCCTTTCCGTGCATGGCACATATATTAACCAGATTATGTGTTGCCCGGATATTGTTGTAACACTCTCTTCTCCATTCATCGCTGTACGAATGGCTCCTTATCTGCTGCTCCGTGAGTGGTTTCTTTCCATCAACGGATATTCCATAATCAATTAAGGCCTGTGTTACTTCCTCGGAAGTCATATCCGCACTGTAATCCGTATTATCATCTGCCATGTGGATGCCCTTATATGATGCCGTGGCGTGCATTTCCCATTCAGACATAAGGTAATGTTCAAATGGAACCCCAAGATTTCTCAATGCCATTGCCTGAGAACCCACACCGGCGAATAATTCTATCAGCCGGACAGGATTTGTGACTTTGAATGTTGGGTACATTAAGTCAAACATTGAAATCTGATCCACTCGTTTTCTCCTTTCTTTGTTTTACCATGCAATACCGTGCGTAATTCAACTGTCTGAAATAATCATTGTTCATATTCTCCCACATTGCCGGAAGAGTTTTTAACCTTGTTTCATAGCACGCTTCGCATACTTTTTTGTCTTTCATAATCGGATTTTTGCCACATATATAGCAAATTCCGTAGTCCGGTCTTTCTGACCGTGATAAATCACACCGTTTCTTGTCTCTATACTTTTTCAGATATGCCTTACACCTTTGGCACAGACCGCCGTTTACAGTTTTGTACTTTCCGCATTTAGGGCACATACCCTTTTCAATGCGTTCCTCTTTCAACTGTTTCTTTCTCAACCTGTCCTTTTCTCTCTGTTCGTCCGTTCTTCCTTTAGCTGCATAATCATCTTGGAACTGTCCCAAACACTCATAACATAATTTTTTATTCGGTTCTGCCGGATTCTTGCCACAATGAGTACAGATACCAATTTTCTTACGGTATTCTCTGTTTTGTTTCCGCAATTCAGATTGCCTTGCGGCGCAATCGGGACACATAGATTTCTCTGGTGTTGGGTTTTCTTTCCCACATTTCGTACATAATCCCATCTCCCTCATCTCTTTGTATGATAGTTTTCTCAATTCATTTCAGAGGTTCCCAGGATTTATGCGCGCTGCCCTTTCCTCCGTTATTTTCTGCCGAACTTCTCATACATTTCATCAAGACGTTTTCTCGTCTCATCTGACATACCGGACGGCGGTTCGGTTTCTTTCTCCGGCACTTCAATTTTCTGCATCTCTATCTGCGGATCTGCTGCCTTTTCCAATAGAGCTGCGTGTTTCTTACCCATATCGGCAATCAGCATCCTTACATTCTCCGGCAGTCGTGCTTCCTCTTTCATCCTCTGTACGGATGTCCTGTAATTTCGGATGAAGTGTGACTGTTCAATGGTTGCCACCTGATCTGAGTCCATCAACGCCCACTCTTTAAGGTTTGCAGCTGTCCCTACGGCTCTCTGACACGCCTCCGGCAACTTTGCAAATTCCTCTTCTGAGTTGTAACCGGAATTTCTCAATGCTTTCTGTACCAACGCCCATGCCTGCAGTTCACTCATGCTTTCTTCCGCCGGGGCAATAATCTCTGTTGCCTTTGTTCGGATGTCTGCAATGGTTGGTGGAAACTTCTCGCTCGTCATGTACTTTTGAATTGCCAAATTCGCCTGTTCATACGGCAAATCTTTCAGTAATCCATACCAGACATCGAAAGCGTCCTTATCCGCTATGAAATTTTCCGATGAATAAACGGCTTTCATTGCCTTAACCAACACTGCAAATTCTTCTCTTGTCATACCCAATTATCAACCTCATTTACTCTGTTATACAGGCGATCAAGTTTTGCATCTCCGGTTCTCTGCTGCGGTCCTTGCTGATTGTCGTAGTTGCCATCGAGAACCTTTGGAAAGTTGTTCGGCAAGATGAACCAGTCAAATGTAACAGTCCATCCGTTCTTGTTCTTTCCCCGGAGAAAGTCAGAGTTGCGAATATGCTCCATGGCTTCTATGACCGTATCGGATCCATACTCTTTGATTCTTGCTACCAGACCTTTGTAACGCTTCGATGTGCTGCTCATCTTTGATATACCCTTAATTCCAATATCGCTCAATGAGTTCCATTCATCTACTACTCGTTGAACCTCGGTTCGACAAACAGATTCTTTAGAATCTGTTATAATATCTTTCTCTATCTCTAACTCTATCTCTTTCTCTGTGTTACTATTTTGAACATCAGCGTTACATTTTGTTACATTGTCGTTACTTTCAGTATTTTCAACGGTTTCAGGCTTCTTCTCCTTACTATTTTTCCGTTCTCTGTACTCACGAACTCTTTGAGCTGATGCAGATTCAGAACCAATCATTTCGATTGATTTCGGCATAAACAGTGTTCCGTCACTTTCTGTAATTACTAATTGCAGTTTTGTAAATTGTTGTAACGCTTGTGTAACGATATGTAACGCAAAGCCGGATGCCTCCGCCAACATTTCCTCGTCATACGGAATATCTTCGGAATATCTAAGCCGCCCCTCATGGTCTATGGCTTCTGTGAGCATCCACATATAGAAAAGCACCAACAATTCTCCGTTTTCCTTGGCTCTGAGTATTTTGATATAGTGCTTTCCGAAGAAATTCCGGGGCAATTTAAGCCAATAATACTTTTTCTCAGCCATCGAACGGTCCTTTCTCTATCTCTTCAAGGAAAATCTCAATCCTTGGGTTTTTCTTATCCACAAAGAAATCATGCGTAAAGTTGTCAATCTCGCCCCAACCGTCATTTTTGATTACTCCGCATTTCTGCAATGCGTCCTCAAATACTTTGTCAGCAAAGGCGAATATATTGCCCTTGTCTCGCTGTTTATCCGGCTCATAGAACCGATAATGAATAATGATGGGATTATTTATAGTCAAACGCGGTAACTGCGTTCTAATGGCATTACACACAATCATCTGATAGTCTCTTTTCATTTTTGCACCCATCTGCGGATGCCTTGCACATTCATGCAAATAATCGTTAAGATCCGGCAAGGTTCTGGTTCTTCCATAATAATTCCCTTTGATAACAACCTTGTGCATCTATACCCCTCCTTTCCTTCTTAATGGGTGGAGCCGCCCACAATGACGGCTCCTGGGTAGTTTAACAAAAGATCCTTTTATACCATTCAACTAATCATTTCTTAAAGGAGGTAACCAGTTTTTGTATTCTGCGGTATTCGTGACATATTTTCCTCAGAGACCAATCTTAGGAGATAATGCAGAACATATTTACGGTTACGATTATTAAGAAATCACAAAGATGTCCGCCACTCCGGCAAGCTCTTTTTCAAGATAATCTTTGATGTTCTTCTTTGCCTCATTCTTCCATGCGCCTCCGTCTGCCTCAAATAAGGCACAGGAAACACCAAGGCGATCATTGTCCTTTACGCGGAAGATAAAACTACTCATAGGCTGCTTAACCTCTGTAAAGGTTCTGTACGGCATCAGGCGGCAAGGACTGGGAACCTCAACCTCCTGTAAGGATGCAACGCCCTTTTTAATGGCTGCTTTCTGCCCTACTCCTGTATCTCCGTACTCAGCTACCGTACCGGCTTTCACGTTTCCGGCAAACTGCAAGATGATAGGCTTATCATTGACCTCTGCATCTTCATCAAGGAACTTGGACTGCACTCCGATAATGAACTCTTCGTTTTCAGTGAACCGTCCAAATGAGAAGTCCGGGATTTCAGCCTCAACTACTGCAAGTGTTTCTCTCTTACGGTCTGCATCCAAACTGGAAAACAGAATAACTTTGGTAGGGGAAACGACCTGGACGATGTACTGTCCGTCTTTGAAATCTTCTGTGCTCTTTTTGATGAAATCTACAAGGCTGCTCAGTGTGTTCATGGTAATGCCATCCGCTCTAAGTTCCTTGCCGATCATCGTCATATTCTTATCTACATAGGTTCTTCCCTCAATCGACTTAATATGAGGTTCGTCAAGGGAAAGGATTTTCTCAATAGCTGCTTTTAACATATCTTCCTCCTGTTACTGTACGATCTGCCAGTCCTCTGCCAACATATCTGCCTGAGAAGCAAGCCACCCCATCTGTACGCCAGATGTTCCGACAAATGCGATTGCCTTGTTTCCGATGGCATCATGCTCACAGTTCACAATGTTGCCATCAGCATTTACATAACTGATATTGCTTGCAAGTTCGATGTACTGTCCTTTGCCGTTCCATCCCTGTCTTGCGACTTTCTTACCGGCTTTCATTTCTTCTATTGCTTTTCCAAAATTCATTGCTGTTCCTCCTAACCGTTTGCTACATCTCTCATACTGATTACTTTCGAACCCTCTTTCGGAGTTTCTTTTTCCAGAACTTCTCCGGTCTCAGGATCGCAGCCAAGTTCCTCAGCCGTTACCGGCCTCTCTTCCTCATCTTCCTCCGGGTTCATACTCATACCGCAATCGTCCAAAGTAAGCTGCCCTTTGATTGCACCCTTTGAGTGCTCCGTAAGCGTTGTAACACCGCTTCTGAAATCCTTGTTGATAAACAACTGAGTTTTCAGTCCCAACTCAGGAGCTAACTTAACGGAAGTCTGTACCTCAACGGAAACATCCTCTCTATCGTCCTCATTCGGAGTGAGAGTAATCTTTACGTCAAGTACACGTTTCTTCTTTGCATCAGTGTTCAAATCCAAAATGTTATCTGAGATTTTCGCTAACGCTCTGTCGATACGTTCCTGAACCCCTCCGGCACACATGGATGCCAATGTAAGTTTCTCTGCCACTGTTTTCACTTCCTTTCAAAAGAATTATTTATAATAAGCATTTGCCTACTATACGAATGTTTTTCCGTATCTTTTCCGAAACATTTCCTTTGCCTCGTTTTTATCCTTGGCTTGTCCGGTAGATACCATTTCAAGCTCATACGCCAACTGTGCAATGATATGGCTCATTACTTTCATTTCCTTGTTGTGATGAACACTCATTCTGCTTGAATTGTGGTGGTCCGGCGATAAAGGAACCCACAGACCATCTTCGTCTGCATGGCTCCTGTTCGCCCCACCCATCAAATGATGTCTCTCGACACCGTAAGAGCCGTCTATCATATCGTAATCAGCGTATTTCATATCAATTACGATTGAATCTTTCATTAAATCTCTCCCATCAACATATCCATGGAGACGGGACCATCCAGAACCTCAGTATCAGCACAATAATCGCAGACCTCGCATCTAAGCGGTTCAATGTCTCCGTCTTTAATGCGTTGGATTTTCACGATATTGTTTTTGACCTCTGCCAGTTTTTCATCCATCATCAGTGGTGGCACTTCAATAACCTTGATTCTCGGATGAGGAACATTATCAGTCTTATCCTTGCTGACTGCGCAGATGTAAAACGGTAAGAGGTCTCCGGTATTCTGCCTGTAAATCTCCCGGTACACGGCAGCTTGCAAATCATATCCCCACCACTCGCAGAAATTAAGTCTCTGCCCCAGGTCCTTTGCGTAAAAGGTTTCTGTGATGCTCTTTACTGTTTTGAGATCAGTGATTCGTCTGCCGTCTGCACTGTCAATTTTGATTTTGACAGGAACTCCCTCAATTTCCCCGGTCATAATAACCTGCTTATCTCCGGCCATGTACTGCATAAAAACCGGATCTTTCACGGCACGGTCAATCATAATTGAGGCCTGTTTGTATTCGGATTTCAACTCTCCGGCGGTTTTACCTCTGGATGAGAAGATTTCCGGGTGCTGTGCGGAAAATGTAGGAAGTGTACCCTCAAAGTAGGCATCCACATAGGAACCTACCATTAACGCAGTTGTGGTTACTTCCTCAACTTCTCCCCGGAGCTTCGCCATAGCGTATGCTTCACAACCCATTTTTCCGGTCGTGCCGTTGAACTCTTTGTACTGAGATACGGACACATACTGCATATTGGCTTCTTTGGTGTAATAGTTCTCCGGGGTAAGTTTAAGAAGATTACTCATCTACTTCCTTGAATGTTCCGTCAATCACACCATCAGAACTCTCATCTGCGCCATGAGAACTCTGATCGTGAGACTGGTAAATATCCTGTGCCTGATATTTCTCTTTCGGTTTTTCCTTAACATCAAATGCCGAGCCATCTTCAAATGCCTGACACTGTTCTGCGGTATCAAAATTAAGGTCAATCAGCTTACACAGTCGGCGGAGGACTGTTTTCTTACACATCTCTCCATAGCTTTCTTTCCAAGCCTTACTGTTTGCTGCCTTAGAAAACGTCTGTCTGGTGTGCTCAATATCCTCTTTGCTCATGGTGTCATACATCATGGAACCGTCTTTGTAGAGAACTACTGCAAAAGCACCGATGATCTCTCCGTTTGAAAAAGTCTTAGGTCTGAAATTGACATACTGCTTTCCATTTTCAATTACTTCCTCAAACTCATCTCCCTCACGGACTACCTTTGCGTAAATGTCCTGAATAGGATTGCTCGAATATCTCTTGCACAGCTTGATCTCTCCCTTGTAATCAGTCTGAAACTGACACTGATTTCCGTAAGGAATTGCGTAACACTCTCCATTGAAAAAATCGAGACCGAGAAACGCTCCTTTTAAGAGTGTTCGCACAACAGTCGGTGCTTCACATTTTGAAAAATCAGCCTGTCCGTCCTGCAGAACCGTCATGCAGTTCTGTAAAAATCTCTGCTTGTTGAATTTCTCCGGCAGAGCTGCAACCTGTTTTTCAAGGCTTTCGTCCAGTCCTTTATGGACTGCAACTAAATAATTTGTGTCTTTTGTTGCCATAAATAACCTCCTTGTATTTTTATGAATCTGCCTACCAAGAAAAGGCTATGGCAGGCAGATTATTTATTTTATTCGCTATCGTCTGTACCCCCCCCCGAAGAGAGTTTCCATAAATTTTGCGAAACCATCTTTGGAGTTGGAATCAGCAGCAATAGTCTCAAAGCCAAACTTCTTTTTCATAATCTCAGTCAGTTTTGTGGTCTGTTCTGACATAATATCCTTAATGCGATCATTGGTTTCCTGAAACCATTCCTTGCCACCGTCCAGATCTTCAAGGAGTGCTTTATTCCCAGATGTTACACATTCAACGGACATTGGTGTTGCAATAATCTCACAAGTGAACGGATGAAGTTTCAAATCCTCAGCCCCCTCCACAATGTGTTTCAAAGCCATAGCCATCATAAGTTTGTCAAAATTATCCATACTGCTTGCCATAGTGTTTCCTCCTACAGTTCAATCACTGTTAATTCATTGTTACTTGTGGTTCTGGTTGCGATAAACTGCAACCCTTTCTTCTTACACTTCTCATAGAGACGTGTGCGGTTTTCCTCAGACAGTTTCTCAGTACCATCAATGAGGATGATCTGTAAGCCGGACGGATTCTGAATTGCCACATCAATACAGAGATCCAATTTTTCTCCCTCGGAAAGATTGCTTACCGGAAGCCCATTGATAAGAGGTATTCCGTCCTTTACAGATAATCCCTCAATCGGGATCTCCGATGTTTCCAGAATGGTTCCCGGAAGAGTCCGTGCCAGTTCAATCTTCTCTGTCAGAGAATTGGATTCTTTCTGCAAGGTGGCTACTTCCTCCTGAATAGACAACATTCTGCGCCATTCATTGATATGACCTTTCATCTTCTCCGTCTCATTGGCTTTTGCCATGAGATCATCAATAGGTGTGGTTTCCATATCTGCGTATTCTGCGTAGGACTGTTCCTCGGCTTCATACTTGGAAACGGCAGCCTCATACTCAGCACTGATAACTTTTTCCTTGTCAGCCTTTGCACCCGAGAGACCGGCTTTCTTCTCTTCCAGATTTTTTATCTGTTCTTTCAACTTCGCCAGTTCACTCTCAATGTTTTTCTCCTGTGCAGCCATCTCTCTGTCGAGTGCGGCCAGTTTCACTTCCTTGTCTGCCTGAAAACTTCTGATTTTTCCATCGTGGCTGTCTCTGAGACGTTTTGCCTTTTCGATGGTCTCATTGTTTTTACGAATCTTCTCAATCTCCGTATAGAGTTCTGAGAGGTTTTCTTTCTCCCATCTCTCTCCGTCATAGTCGATGGGAAGAGAACTTCCAATATCGGCAATAACAGCTTTCTTGGCACGAATGTCACGGTTTACATCCTGTCTGTGCATGAAGTAGTAACCGTTTTCTGCCTGAATGTCATTCAGAACCGCTAAAATGTTCTGTTCATAGTTCACATCCGGCGGCAGTTCTCCGAACCATTCTTTGATCGTGTCAAGACTCCAATCGTACTGAATCATATCCAGAATCGTTGCATTTTGGGTTTTCTTATCCATGGAGATGAACTCCATAGGAGAAAGCTGTAACGGAGTGAATATGGTTTTCAGGAATGTTTCAGGACTGGGAACAACATTGCCGTTCTGCTTTACAGACTTATAATCTGTCATTCCCTGTCTCGGTTTTCTGTCTATGGAGAGACCACTATCTGTCTCAATGATAATCTCTCCCTCTGTCTCTCCGTTTTTGATGATATATTCACGGTCTGATGCGTTGGTAAGGGCATATCTGATTGCATCAATAACGGATGTTTTACCGGTTCCGTTGTCTCCGACAAGTTCAATATTCTTACCGTCTCCGCTCCATTCCTTGATTCCGAAAAGACTCTTAATCGTGATTTTTGAAATCTTCATGGTGGTTTTCCTTTCTCGGTTTATGGGGTTTGGCATTGCCTTACCCCTTAAACTGCTACTGAATTACAACTACATTACTTGCCTGCGGTCCCTTTGTTCCGTCAACTACATCAAATTCAACAGCCTGTCCCTCAACGAGAGTTTTGTAGCCGTCCATCTGCAATGCACTGAAATGACAGAATACATCGGTGCCGTCCTCTGCGGTAATGAAACCGTAACCCTTTGCGGCATTGAACCATTTAACTGTACCTTTCTGCATGGTGTTCTCCTTTCTTCAAAAATATCTATTAAACAGTCCTGCCGGACGTTTAACCTATGCCAAGTCGTTCTTTCTCCTGATCCAAAAGGTGGCGATATATGTAAAATCCCCACTTGGATTTACCCTCTCGCTTAACGGCATATCCTATGGGTAATTTCTCCCTTTTCATAAGTTCCCGGAGCGTAATCACATCCATCTGCAACTCTTTAGCGGCAATTTTGGGTTTCACTCTTTCATTGTTCATTGTTTCTTACCTCAAATCTGTTCGTTTTACTGTGTTTTGGTTCGTTGTGGAATATCCTTTTCTGTTTGCTTGACTAAACATTTTGGGTAAAAAGTTTACTGACAGGAACATTCAAAGCCGCCGCTAACGCTTTCAGAGTTCCTACCATAGCCTCATGCTCTTCGTTGTTTTCAAGCTGAACTATGGTTGCCCGGCTCACTCCCGACATCTGAGATAACTGTTCCTGAGTGAGTTTTTTCTTTTCTCTGAGTTCTCTGATACGATATGCCATTACTTTACCTCCTTTCGTTTTTTCGGTGTTTGCTCGACTGAACAATTTGAGTATAGCCGACTAAACATTAAATGTCAAGCGGAATTTACAAAAAAATTGACTTACGGAGAAATCTGATGTATAATGGACTAAACATTGAAAGGAGGTCTCCTTATGACATTAGGGCAGATAATAAAGGCATACAGAGAGACAAACAGCATGAGTATGGATGACTTTTCTAAGGCTAGTAAAATAAGCAAAGGGTACATATCACAGCTCGAAAATAATCTAAATCCAAAAACAGGAGAACCGCCTGTTCCGTCTATTCAATCTATAAAGAAAGCTGCAAACGGAATGTTTATGACGTTTGACGAATTATTCTCTCAGCTTGACAATAATACGAAAGTTGACGCAGAACCAGAGAAAGTGAAGATGGCTAAAAAGGCTATCCGTATTCCTGTGCTTGGTAATGTGGCGGCAGGAGTTCCTATTGAAGCCATTGAGGATGTTATAGATTATGAGGAAATATCAGAGGAATTGGCTCATACCGGAGATTTCTTCGCTCTGAAAATAAAGGGAGATTCCATGGAGCCTCGTATCTGCAATGGGGATGTTGTGATTGTCCGCAAACAGAACTATGCAGAATCAGGAGATCTTGTCATTGTGTTAGTCAATGGAGACAGTGCCACTTGCAAAAAGTTGGCAAAGTTCCCTAGTGGAATCAGACTCATTCCTTTTAATCAGACCTATGAGCCTATGTTCTATTCAAATGAGGAAATTGAGAATAAGCCAGTGAGGATCATTGGCAGAGTCGTTGAAAACCGACAGAAATACTAAAATAGAAAACCGCCTCTGCTACCAACAGAGACGGCATCTATAAACACGCACCGGAAAGCCGATGTATGCTCGTCTGAACACCTTGCATTATATCATCTTCCCGGTAGAAAAACAATATACCGGGCATTTTTACGCCCATTTTTAGGAAAAAGGAGGATGATGTTATGCGTCTGCCAAACGGTTACGGTAGTGTAATCAAACTAAAAGGCAAGAGGCGTAAGCCTTATGCCGTCCGAACTTCTGAAATTTCTGAATTTGTAGAAATTGATGCTCCGAAAGAACCACCGTCAAGCATTCTGAGGGATTTTGTTCGGTACAATTTCAAGTGGCAATGGAGAAAACAGGTTTGGTCTGCCATCTCATCGGAACCAGTGTTGTCGTTCGCTGAGGATCTTATGCAGGAAGAGGGATATGAGTATTCCATCTCCTACCGCCAGACATTCAAATACCTCGAATATTTTGCCAAACAGGAGCACGCCTACTCTTACTTATCTGAATTGAATAATGCGGATGTCGTTGCGGAGCACATCAGATATGCCGAGACTCCCACATTTGCAGAGATGTACGGGAAGTGGAAAAATTATAGGAAAGCTCTGCCGGACAAAATATCTTCAAGCACATGGAGAAACTACGAAATTGCCTTTAATCATCTGTCCGATCTGCACCACAAGAAATTTAATGCTCTGCGGACTGATGAAGTCCAGGAATGTATCAACAAATGGACCTGTAAATCAAATTCCACCGTTTCTAATATCCGAACCGTTCTCAATAATCTGTACAAGTACGCCCTGATGAACAATTATATAGAAAAAGATCTGTCACAGTTTTTTGTTTATTCATGGGTAAACCCAGAAGAACAGATTCATAGCAGATACACGAATGAGGAAATTGCAACCTTGTGGGGCAAACTGTATGTGGTAAACAATGTTGACCTCATCCTCATTACAATCTATACTGGTCTGCGTCCTACCGAACTGTTAGAGATAACCACGGATAATGTACATCTGAACGAACAATATATGATCGGAGGAATGAAAACAGAAGCCGGAACAGACAGAGTTATTCCTATTGCAGACAAAATCCTGCCTCTCGTGAAGAACCGGTACGATGCCAACCGTAGGTTTCTGGTAAACAATAAATACGGAAATCACTACACATACGGTTCCTATGTCAGTGCGAATTTCAATACGGTTATGAATAAACTCAACATGAAACATCTTCCGCATGATGGCCGGCACACGTTCGCATCTCTCATGGATGATGTCGGAGCGAATGATGTTTGCATCAAACTTATAATGGGTCACAGCATGAGAAACAATGTCACAAAGGGAGTGTATACACATAAAACCACACAGCAACTTATTGATGAAGTCAACAAAATTTAA